CTCAAATCTGATGTTGATACACTCAAATCTGATGTTGATACACTCAAATCTGATGTTGATACACTCAAATCTGATGTTGACATAATAGAAAGCAGAGCAAAAATGTACGTTGGAGCAAATCGAGAGTTCACCAAGTTTACTGATGGCTTAGCTGCTGCTGTAGCAAAAAGAAATGTTGACTTATATGTAGATGCCGGTACTTATGATATTGTTGCGGAGTTGACCATTGCAAAGATTGATTCAGACAGTGCCGCAGGATATTATGGTCCTAAAATCGGAAGAGGTGTACGAATCTTTTTCTCACAAGGTGCAAAAATAATAGCAAATTACACAGGTACGCTTAATGCAAGCTTAGAAAGATTTTCTCCTTTGAATGCTATTGAAACAACTGATATTGGAGGAAGTGACTTTGAAATACATGGTGGAGAGTTTGAATGTACTAACACAAGATATGTTGTCCATGATGAATGTAATGGTAAGGGATGCTATAAACATCTGTACGATAATTGCAGGATGGTTCTTGACAACACAAATAAGACATACTTTAAAACGTGTCAGTGTATTGGAGGTGGACTTGGTGAACATGGCGATATTCAAATCATCGGTGGTTATTATGAGTCCAAGAACATTGACATCAATAAGAGTAACTTAGACCAAGTTATTAGCTATCATAATCCTCAGTCAAATTTTGGAAGCAACTTCTGTAATTCTGTAATGATAAAGGATGCTTATTTTAAAGACGGAACTATAATTGTATCTCAGTTAGGTGATAGTTTGAAGTATAGCACATTTGTTGTAAATAATTGTTCTATGACAAAAGCACCATATATTAATGGTGAAAACGATGCAGGAACTGGTAGATTTAGAATGCAATCATGGAACAATGACATTAGAAATTCATAAATTATACGTATGCAACTGATTGTTGCATACGTATAATTAGTTTTAATAAACGTTAATACATTTTGTACGGGGGGGTGGAATTTCGTAATTTTGCAAATTATAAATTTAAAATAAGCGTAAGCAGCAAGCCTGCACCAATCCACCAAGCAAATATCATGCCTCCTCCCTATACATATTAACAATACATCTTGAAGAACTTCTCGCATAAACTCCCCATCATATAGCATGGCTCTTCGCTCAGCATATCAATACCATCCTGCTCACAGATATGCGCTACCACATGAAGAAGCTCATGACCTATTGTATTGATGATGCTACCATCAGATTCACACTCCCCAATGGCAAGCACGCTCCTTCTTTCTGCTAGGTTAGAATAAGTCAACCCTCTATCTCCACTCTACTTGGTTAGATGTTCGTATGCTTCCGATAATGGATTTCCGCTACATCTAATATCAGAAAGAGCATGGCATATCTCATCGGCATCAGAAGGCTGATAACCTATGAAACATACTATGCTCCAATCGTACTTCGGAAGCTGTATCACTCTTCTCATCATAACACATCTTCCCAAGGGATAGGCACACCGTTGTGGCAGCAGTCGGCATAAAATCTATTAAAGATGAAACCATCCTTCTGGTCGGAATCATCCACCATATCCTTGATGAACTGGGCTAGCTGCTCCTCATCCTTGATGGAAGACTTGTAGAAGTCTGCCCTTGCCATATTCGCCACATATACATGGTCGTAGCCAGCCTTATTCTTTACCTCTACTCCCTGACCAAGCAGAAGGGCATCCACCTTCTCCTTATCCCAAAACGAGACACTTACATCACGCTTGGAGGAAGGGTCATACTTGTACATCAGGCTCACCGCCCACTCGCACATCTTCTTGCTGAAATGATAGCCATTGTATCTTAGATAAGAAACCATTCCCTCAGGTTTGAGGTCATACATATCCAATGGCATTCTGCATTTTCCCATATTGCTGAATATTAAAGGGAGTCTGGTCACGGCATAAATGTCGGTGCCAAAACTCCCAAGTTAAACACTAGCGACCGCCACCATTGTAGCCGCCACCACCTCTTTCACCATAGCGGTTCGGGTAGTTCCAATCATCGTTCACGTTGTTGAATCTACGTTTGTTCTCACGCTCTTCACGTTCCTCACGCTCTCTTCTCCAATCGTCACGATAATCAGGCATACGCTCACCCATACGCTCCTGCTTCATCTTTTTCAGACAAGACATAGCCTTGCTGCCAAAACCAAGCATAGACTCAATGTTGTCATACAAATCATCGAACTTATCTTCTGTAATCTCAATCATTACCATAATCATAAGATATTAAAATGAATAGATAGATAGGAGATTACTTGCTCATGGTCTGCTGGAGCCATCCCATCATCTTGTCAATCTTGCCCTCAATACCTGAAACCTTACCTTCCAGTTTATTGATTTTCTCGGTCTGTTCCTTCTCCTTGGCTATCTGGGGGTTGAGTTGCTGTAGCATTCCCTCACAAGATTCTACTACCCTCTTGTTGTAATCTACGCTCTCCAGTATCGCCTTGGATTGTCTCAGCATCGCATCCACCTCTGCACTCATAGCATCCTTGTTGTCGCTAACCACAAGATTCTTGTCGTTGGCAATCTGTCCGTTTGCTGGCAGTTGCTTGAAATCCACTTCCTCATCACCCAGCTTCACCTTCACGTCCACTACGGTCTCCATAGGCTGAGGAGTAAAGCCGTTGTTAAAGGTAGGGTATTTCGTCTGAGGATTGCTTACTGAAACCACCTGACCGATTAAGTGATGAAGTAGAAGAACCAGATAGGTTCCTCATTCTCTTCGTACCATAGTGTTATCTCCATTTTGTTGTCATAGAACTGAGATATACCATACCATCTGAAAAGCATGACCAATATAGGCGCATACTTGAAATAAAACAAGTCAGTCTTAATCTTGCTTCGTTCAGGGAGTAACTTAGTTATCTCTCCAATTAACTTCTTGACTCGTAGGTCTTCGTCTTCATCTTTTTTCATAAGCCTTCATTTTTTAAGTTTATAATGATTGGATAATCTTTTGCTGATGTAATCACCTGAGATTCAGATGTTCTTAGATGCTGCAAATATAAAAAGAAATAATAAGAACATAACAATTTAGGATATTTTCAATAGTTAAACTTTATAAATACTTACAGATTGACAGATTTACACAAGAAATAGAGGTAAAAAGTTTCAGATTGAAAGCAATTATCCCCCGAAAGCCTAGCACTTTCAGGGGATAGTCATATATGTATTACTTCTCAGCCTTCGCCTTCTGGTTAGCCACAACTACCTTGTTAGCCTTTTCCAGCACGGAAAGAATCTTCTTTCTAAGTTCACGAATCTGTTTCATGTCCTCAGCGTTGTAGGCATCCTTGCCATCATCCAAGAAACCTTTCTTTAACTCGGATATTTCCTGCTTATCAAGAGAAATCTCGTCAATGGCATCAATAGCAGCCTTGTTGGTGTTGTAGTAGCCATCGCTCTGACTAGGAGCCGTATCAACCAAGAGGTCATAGGAAGTCTTGAATCCGTTCAATTTGGTGTAGAGTTGTTTCAGCTTCAAGTCCTCGAAATCATCCTTCGGAGTAGCATGAGCCTTGTAAATATCCTCGGCATTCAACTTGTGAGGTCTATACTCCTCCCCACTCTCCTCAGCACGTTCCTTCTTCTTGTCTTCCTCATACTTCTTCACCTTCGCATCATCCTGCTTGTACTGCTTATACTCCTCAGAGCCGTAGAACCGCTCCAGCATAGAGTAATCGCCATCCACCTTAGCTTGTTTCTTCAACTTGCTCAGGGTATTGGCTGCTCGGTCGTGATTCTCCTTCATATCCCAGAACTCATCACCTTGTTTCTTAGTAACCGGTCTATCATCAGGATTGCTGACGAACTTGCTGAATAATGGAATATCAGCCACCTTGATTTCCTTCGGGTCATTGAGTGACTTGGTAAGCAAACCGAGCACCTGACTGCCCATGGTGTAAGCACCACCGAGATAAGAAGACAATACATGGTCAACCACGGCAGGGTTATTCAGATTGTATCTTGGGTCACCGAAAGCATCTATGCTATTCTGCTGCACATCAGGATAGTCGTTTCCGATTGAGTTAACCATTTTGGAAGCACGCACCAACCAATCAGGAGTTCCCACGTATGCCTTGGTGAAGTTAGGGTCATACTTGTTATACTCTGTGTCCTTGAATAATGGCTTACCAGTGAAGTCAATATTGAAAGCCAACTCAAAGACTGGACGAATAGCATTCGGCATCAGACTGACAGCAATATTGCCATCATAGCCAGTAGGGTCAAGCGGAAGCATATCCACTACCTGACCGAGCAAGTCTTCTGCATACTGACTCCAACTCTCCTCAGCCAACTCGCCACCCATCATCTTGGATGCAATCATATCACCTATTCCATAAAAGGCACGGAACTCCTGAGCAAGCGGAATCTTCACATACTCATGAGTGAAAGGAACCCACATAATCAGGTTGTTTCGTCTATCCCACTTTGTGAACTGCCAGTACTTATCCTTATTATCATCATCACCACCCAACATACTCATCAGAGCAGCGTTAACGATAGGAACCAGCACGCCACTCGCCAACCACGATGCAGTAACAGCCGTAAACTTGAAAGGATGATGTTTGGCAAGCGCACCCAATGTCTGCAAACTCTGTACCGCTGGGTTGATGAAGAGATAGAGATTTCTAATCATCTGCCAGCCATATTCGCCTGTACCCTTTCGGTTGAAATTCAGGGTCACGTCCTTGGCATCATTCACCGCCTCATCAATGGAACGTCCATACTGAATAGAGGTCATGTAAACCGCAAATCGGTTACTATCCTCAATCATTCTGTTCAGGAACTCGATACTATCCATGATGGTATGCCCTACCTTTACTGGGTTCGCCTTCCATCTATCCAAATCCTTCAAGTCATTCTTGAATTTCTTCTTCAAGTCTTCCACATCAAGCGAAGAGACAAAGCCAGTTTCGCCACCATTCATCATGAAGTCATAGAACATCTGTTCCTTTGGTGTAGCGTTTCCGTTGTTTACCTTATCTCTCAACTTGCCGTTCTGATAGTCTCTCAGCATGAAACCGAGATTCCAAGAGGTAGCCAGATTCTTTCTGAGCAGATAGTTGTATCTGCCATCCTCACGAATAGCGGTAGATGCCAGCGTCATGGTCAGGTCTCGGAAGTAGTTGGAAGGGATGAAGAGAGGTGAAAGACTGGTATAGGCAGCAGCCATCTTTCTGCCCAACCAAGCAGCAGCCCTATCAAGTTTGCCGCTCTGAATCTCTCTTACTCGGTGTGCTCTAGTATTGTTCATCGCCTGAGCCAACTGAGGGTCACCATTCACGTAGATAACGTACTCCTCGCCATCCTTCATCACTCTTACCTCATGCTCTCTCTCCTCGCTATGAGTCTGAGGATAGGCTATATTCAGTCCGTCTCTCTTTTGGGTAGCATCGCCAGTCTGAGCCATCTTCTCCATCTTCTTCTCGAAAGCATCAATGGCAGCCTTCACCTGATTGCTATCCATCTGAGAAGTAATCTGAGGTGTAGCAGGAATCCACTCTTCGTTGCCATTATCATCCACACTCTTCACGTACCAAGCCTTGCTCAGGGTAAGAAGAGAGGTTGGATGATTCTGAGCCAAGAGCATCAGGTGTTGCTTCACCCAGTTCTTGTTGTTCAGCAGGATTCCACTCTCTGCCATATTCTCGATGTATGCGATAGGGTCATCAGCGATAGAGGTACGTCCGTGTGCCTTCTTCAAGGTTTGATTGAAAGCACCCTTGCCGCCACCAATATAGTCCCATACTTGGTCGGCAGTAGTGCCATCCCAGCCACGGAGAGGAATATAATGGCTATACATATCACGCACATACTGATAGGTATCTTTGCTCATCATTCCAGCCTTGTAGCCATCACGGAGAATCTTCTTGGTTGCCGCATTCGTTGCATCCCAGAGGTTGTGAGTCTCGGTTACATACTTATCCTCAATATCCTTTACCAGTTTGTAGGCAGCTTCCTCAAAGTCTGAGCCGTCATAGAGAGCAGACAAACCTGAATAATCGTAGGCAATACCATTCTCATCATAACGATAGTCCATATAGGAAGGAGAGTATTTCGTTCTGAGAGCGTTATCTCTCTGTCTCCAAGTAGTGAAATCCACTCTTCCAAACTCCAAATCGCTATCATTGATAATACGGTTCATATCGCCCTTGTAAGCCTTGTATGCCGCACTTCTCTGAGCCACGTCCTCATAATCAGCTTCCAAAGACTTCTTGAATGCCATCTGAGCATCACGTTCCAAACCATGCTTAGCCATCATGTAGATACGGACATTATCATAGCTGTCACCCAGTATCTTCTTCATCTGATGATAAGCCTTTCTCAATGGCTGCAAGAACTCATTGTTGTACTCCTCAAACTCGTTCTTTCCCTTGCCATGACTGCGGTTCTCGGCAGTATAGGCATCCTCAGCCATGTTCAGGCGGTCAACACCCACTTCCTTCATGATAGCTTCCTGAGCCTTGCGGATAGCCAGCATACTATCTTGGAAGGCGATACGTTTCAGCACAGAACCACGCTGCAACTCTCGGTTGAACTCTCCAAGGGCAGTATCATCGCTCAAAAGATGCTGCTCGTAGGTTGGAGCAGTCTTCCACAGAGCCATCTGTTTGCGGTACTCGTCTACTCTCCTCAGGAAGTCAACGGCACTCTCTCCAGCATTGCGATGTGGGATGGTTGGCCTCTGTGCATCCTTAGGCAGATTATTATCCTTCTTCCACTGGTTCAGGTCATGCTCAAACTGGTCATAGCGCAAGGAGAATCGGGTATTCCCCACGATATAAGCATCCTCAGCCGCTTTTCTCTGCTGCTCATTCTTGATAGAGAACTTCAAAGAAGGATGATTCAGGAACTCATCGAAAGTTTTTGGAGCCTCAACATCAACTTTTTCGCCATTTTCCTTGGCAGTTTCAGAAGAATTGTCTATCTTTGCAGCAGAACCTTCGGTTTGGGAGAGAGCGGTGTCACCTTCCAACGAAGTAGCGGCAGTGTCTGTCCTCTTGTCGCTTGCCGAAGTTTCCTTTTTAAATGCAGTCAACAACCAAGATTTTCTTTCTCCATCCCAAGTAAGACGAACACCAGCCTTATGGGTTTCACTTTCCAAGTTTACACGATTCTTACTGCTTGAAACTACACGCATATCATTCAGAATCTCCTGCAAATTATCAAGAACCTCAGGATGATACTTCACAAGTTTAGAAAGACCATAGCCATCACTATGTCCAGTTCCTTCTTTGCCCCAAACCAAATCAATATCACCAATATCCTTGTGATGAAGAGCACCGACAGCTTCTCCACCACGAACCTTCTTCAAGAACTCGATTGCAGCCTTGGCATTGCCACGGAACTGGTTGTATATATTTCCGAAAGCACCAACACCTACTGGCTTTATATCCTTCAACGAGAACTTTACTTTAGCATAGTCTGCAAATGGCTTTAGCTTACGATTGCTCGTATCAAGCCACTTGTCGAACTCATCCTTGCTTACTCCAGTAATATTTCCAAGACCTTGCCAACCATCGCTATAGTTGGCGAGATAAGCCTTTTTGGCATCATCCATGGAGTCATAGCCATACATTACCTTATGCTCATCAAACGAGCCATCAGGATTCACTTGGTCAACGACAAACACATCACCATTCCAATTATCAAGGTCTGCTTTGTCATTGATGAACATATCCAAATGGTCACCATCCTTGCCAAACTTACCACGGATATAACCATAGGTATCGTGCATGATAACTTTCCATTCTTTCCCATCGGCATCCTTGCCTGAGCGAGTAGAACCCTTCGGATTTTCTATAGTGTAATCGTAGCCACCGAACTTGATGTGTCCCTTCTTGTAGTTGCCACTCTCTTTCTGTGCGTCAGATGGATTGGTTTCAGTCTCCTCAATAGCAGACTTCAAACGGAGAGAGAACTTGGTATGCTCTGTGATTTTCATATCCTCAGGCTTAAAGATAACATAGTTGGTATCATTTTCCTCAGCGCCACCCATTATGGTGCCAGCAGGGTACTTGATACCTGTATATCCGAGCGAAGAAAGAATTTTGCTTGCCAGTTTATCACCAACAGCAACAGACAACGCATTATAAGCATCGCCATTACTTTTTCTACGTTCCAACTCAAATAGAGCATCATCAATAAGAGACTTCTCAAACGATTCATCTGTTCCGTTCTCCTCATAGAATTTCCGTTCAGCCTCTTTGTACTCAGGCATTTTCTTCAACTCAGAAGGGAGACCATTTGCCAACACACTCTTAATCTGTTCTTTAAACTCAGGGGTAGCATCTTCGTAGAACTCAATATAGTTGCTGCCATTATCCTCAGGTATATCAACCTCATAGAGATTACGAGACTTGTGCGCAAAATCATATCTGCTCACTTTGTCAAGTTTAGGGAGAACACTCTCCAGTACCTTGATACGTTCTCCAGCATGTTTTGCCATAAAACCACCCTTCTGTTCCAAGGTACGCAAAGACTTAATATAAGCACCAACTCCTTCCTTCATAGATGAATATTCCTTGTATGCAGGTAAACCTACAAAAACAGCAAGAACCCTTGCTTGTTCTGAGGTAAGTTTCGTGTCACCCATATACTGATAGTCACCGCCAGTCTCCTTACCTAACCGAGCATAGTCCTTTCCTATCTTCTTTGAAGAGGTAACATAGCCACCCCAACCGAATGCTTGGGAGCCAGCACCCTCGCCCATGTGGTCGAAGTCAAACTCTGTGAAGTCAGCACCGCTACCATGATACACCTTCAACGAGAACTTAGGAGCAGCAGCTATCTCCTGATTGATGCTGTTCACAACATCATCAGTAACAATATCGCCCTCCTGAATCTGCTGAGGTTCACGTCCGGCATTCTTCACAAGTTCCGCTTGCTCTGCTCTGGTCAAGATACGGTTCACCTTCATCGCACCAGTAATCACCCAAGGGTCAGTCTCAGGGTTCGGGTTGGTACGATACATATAATATCCATCAGTAGGCAGATGTTTCAAACCAGCCAATGAATGCTGATACTTGCCCGATGGATTGATACCCTCTTGGCGAGCTTCCTCCTGATAATCAACATCAGCAGCATACTCCACCTCAGCGAAGACGAAGTTCTTAGGGAAGAGAGTCTTGTTTCCCTCAGCATCCTTGCGATTGAACTGAATAGCATAAGGCACTACACCAAGATGCCAGCCTGGTCTATAGGCTAGCTTACCGCTACCGCCTTGTGTTCCCTTGCCGCCCTGCTTAACCTGAGGTCTGCCAGTCTTGCTTTCTCCTGCAATAGGAGCCGCATCAGCATCGAGCCATACACCAACTGGAGTAGCAGCGCCATCAGGGTTCGCTACCATTGGTGGATAGAGTTTGCCATCCTTTAGCACGAACACCTTGTAGCCGACACCCTTCTTCTTAGGTTCAGGTTTCTGACGGAGAGAGAAGGCAACATCTTCGCCAGTTTCAGAATTCGTTACCTGACCATTGGCAGTCTTCACGTAGGCTTGTTCGATAGAGCGGATGATGTTCTTGGTCACATCGCTATACTCAGTACCAAAGAATGCCAACTTAATCTTCTGCAATATCTCATGGATAGCAGCGAGCAGAGGATGAGACATCTTCATGGCTAGAGTGTGAGCAAGGTTCAAGTCACGAATCATTTCACCTACCGAATCAGCAACAACCTCCTCAGCATAGTAATCTCTAGCACGTCCAGAGAATCCAGCATCAGAATATCTCTGCATGGTCTCATCCACCGCCTTGTCGAAGGCATCAGAGCCATAGGTATCAAGCACAAGCTGAGTCAACTCATTGTATGCAGCAGGGTTCAGGTTCTTGATTTGGTGGGTCATTTCGTGACCGAAGATAAATTGAGCACCTTCCGTGATAGAAGAGTCAAGAGTGATGAAGATGGTACGATGAACGTTGCCATCGGCATCCTTGGTCTCCTGAATCCAGCCGTTGCCCAACTTGTCAGAGTACTGCCATTGAATGTTAGCACCCATCATCTTAGCCAGTCTCTCGAAAGCCTTGCGAGTCTTCTGCCCTACGATATTGTCAACAACCTTCATATCATTCACCTTATTCTTCTCCACGTCAGCAGCACGCACGGCAGTTGTCTGCTGCATACCATTCTCCTTAGCAGAGAAAGGAAGGTCAGATTCATCACGCTGTGCGCCTAAAGGATTCTCATCAGTAGCATCCTCAGGAACATTTATGTTATCATTTATATTGTCATTTATCTTCTCATTATCCGTTTCATTAGACAAATCATTAGATTCATTAGACGATTCATTATCCAACTTCGCCTCAGACTTCGCCTTCAACTCAGCCTTTTCATCCGACTTCGCCTTCAACTCGGCCTCTGGCTCAGCCTTGTGCTGCTCAGCATAGGCTGCATTCTCCTGAGCACGTTTCTGCTCTTCAAGTATGTTCTCTGCCTGAGCAATGCGAATATTTTCAACAAAATTCCTTGCTTCCGATGCCTTAAAACCGCTATTGAGTACACCGATAAGTGCGTTACGAATATCCTGAGTGTCGAGTGATTCAAGGTTGGATGGACGATTCTCCCACAAGCTGTGAACGAGCGCATCAATAGTAGTTCCCTTGCCATCAGCAGCGAGCAACTGAGTCTTGGCAAAGTCTTCTCTGCTCAATCCAGTCTCCTGCTTAACACCCTTGCTTGTCTCTGTTCCCTCTAAGTTGAGAGAGTGAGCACCGAGGTTGCTAGCCACATACTCCTCAGCAGTAAGCGGAGTTGTATCAGTCACGTCAATACCAGTACTATCATACAGACGATGAAGGAGAGAACCGATAGTTTCTCGGTAGAGTTGTGATACAGCCTCAGCATCATCCTTAACAGCACTCTTCAAGCGAGCGAACTTTCTTCTTGCCTTCTCAATGAGTTCCTTTCTACCCTCAGCAGTATCTTCCACCTTAGCCAGTTGTCGCTCGTTGTAAGCATCACGAATAGCGATAGCAGAATCATAAACCGCCTGAGCATCAGCAATAGCCTTCTCCTTGGCATCCTTGGCAGCCTTCTGTTCCACGAAAGTCTTACCTTTCACGGTCATGTTGCTAGCCTTGTCGAGTGCCTTCTTTGCGTCAGACACATATCCAGATACGATACTATCTGCATCCTCACCGAACTGAGTATCATACAACTCAGCAGTCTGTGCGGCAGTCAGCTTCGAGAAGTCAGGATTGCCATCCTCCAGCATAGGAACAATGGTTCCATCTTCAAGAGTAATAGCAGGAGTCTGCTCAGGAGCAGGAGTGTTCTCCTCAGCATTTGATTCAGATTGATTATTCTCCTCATTAACGATATTGGTATTCTCATCCAAAGGTGGAAGCTCACGATGGTTGTTGATATAATCAAATGATGCAGACCACTTTTTACCATCCTTATCTTCAAGGATTATACTGCCCTGCTCATCAATACCAACAACTTTTGATAGAGTGTTTTCCTTTGGTCTTCCGAATCCATCGCCACTCATCCATATCTCGCTACCTTTAGGCAAACCGAGATTTGCCAACTGAGAATCCTCATCAGATTCTTCTCCACTATTATCCTCTATTGTTGAGGATTCAGGCATAGCTTGTTTGTATTCATCGAGCGACATAGAAGAGATAGTTGCCACATCTTCTTTGTTCACAGCATGAGGAACAATAGTACCATCACTCTTCAACTCAACTACCTTAGCCTTGGCACCAGCATCACGAATGAGGAACAATCTAGAGTCAGGATATTTGGTATTACCATCCTTGTCGAGCACATCAACGAGCACCACGTTACCATTATCATTGAGAATCTGATTGAAGTCAAACGAAGGTTGAGTCTCTTCTGTCTCCTGATTCTGCTGGGCAGCACGTTCTTTTTCCATCTGCTCACGCTCAGCCTTGGCAGCTTCCAGTCTCTTCTGGTCTTCCAAGTCTTTCATCTGCTGCAAGTCTGCAAGCGAATAAGGATTCTCCACCACGTTACCATCTATAGAGATAGCAGCAGTACCATCACCATAGTCAGCCAACACCTCATAGGTATGTTCAGTACCATCAGTATCAGTCACATTGAACTGGGAGCCAATTTCAACGGTTCCATCAATGATGCCAGCCACTTCCTTGATAGCATTCTCTTTTGCATCAGCTACTGCCTGAGCCTTCACATCATCAGCAGGGAGTTCTTCACCCAGTTCAGCGAACATCAACGCATCAGCATGTTCTACACTATTCGTTGTCGGGTCATAGTATAGAATCATACCATCGCTATTGCTTACATCAATGGAGCCATCATCATGAGTAGCAATATTACCACTGATAATATAAACACCATAGTCTTCCAAGCCACCTAATGCTTTGATAGTAGCGTTACGGACAGAACTACGACTCTGGTCTGTGTACATATCCACTCTCTGCTCTGCCTGATGAGCAGCAAGGTCAACCTTGTCTTGTGCATCATCAACCACACCTTGGTATCGGGCAGAAGACAACTGGTAGTCATAGATAGCTTGGTCAAGTTTATCATCCTGCCCAGTCATGGATTCCAGTTCCTCGTCACTCATGGCAGATAGCTGCTGCTCAGAGATACCCAATGCTGCTGCAAGAGTCTTCATCTGGTCTTCCTGCTGAATCTGAATATCATGCTTGTCTGCATCATCAGCATCATGCCCCTCAGAATAAGCGTTGTCAATATCTGCCTGATGCTGCTCCTCAGGTGTTGTAGGCTCATTGGTTATCTCCTTGGCATTCATTTCAGCAGTCTTGGCAATATTGTAGCCACGCATCTTCATCAGGTTGACACCATAGTTAACAGCAGCATTAATCTGCTCCTTGGTCATGGTATCTCTCTGTCTGAGAATATCAGCCAGCACGCCACCCATCTGCTCGTTGGTTGCGTTGTCTATCTTATCCTTGATGTCTGCCCAGTTATCGCCCATAAGGTTCTGAGCATCACTATCAGCCACGTTCACCTTGTTGCGGAATCGGTAATACTGAGCACGATTGTAGATACCTTTTACTGGTCGGGAGCCAGCACCCATCGCATACATAGAACCGACCGAGATAGCCATACCACCGATGATGTCGAGTTGCTGCTTAGCATCAAGAAGGTCGCTAACCTTACCTTCACCATCCAGCAAGGCATGAAGAGGAATACCAATTTCCTCCTCCATAACTTCCTCAGCGAAACCATTGATACCGAACTTCTCCATCCACTTCTTGGAATTGGTATACCATCCACTCTTGCCGATATTCTTGAAGAACTCAGCAGAAGCATTCATACCATGTTTCTCCATAAAGTTGACAGCACCCTTCTTGATACCATAGTTGTGACCGAAGAGTTTTTCAGTATAGTTCTCTACCATAGCAGAGGTCATACCCTTATAGAGAGCAGTACCAATAGACTCACCACCCTCATGCAGAAGATTTCCATTCTCATCGAAAGTACCAAACTTATAATCACCCTTCTCATCCTGATACAGATTACCAAGATGTCGCTGCATGATGTCAGCACCAGTCTTCAACGCTTGCTCAGTTCCAGCCATCGCATACGAGCCGATAATATCACCAATCACAATACCAGTATTCTTCAAGACCGCAGCACTCACCTTGCCCATGCCACGCTTAGCAGCAATCTTCAAGGCTCCACGACTGATGCCCTTAGTAATACCACCATAACCGCCAGTCAAGAAAAAGTCAGCCATAAATGGGAGACTCTGCCCTGCAATCTTCGTCCAACGATAGACGTTACCCATCTTCTCGTCTTCAAGAGCCGCAGCAGCATCCGCACCCAGTTTACTCTTCAAGAGCATCTTATCAGAACCTGAGAGAGGAATATTGTTATCCATCTTTGTCTTGATACGTTCCATCTGCCCCATAGTAGCGAAGTCAGTAAGACCGAAATCCCATGTTTTTGCAGTAAATGCAGTATTGTCAAGAGCCTTCAAGGCATCCTCACCCCAGCTACTTGTAGGATATTGTTTCACCGCTTCCAGCGCACCAATCTGCTGCTTAACCAGAGAAAGAGAGGTTGCCAACTTATTTCTATAGTCACTCTGCTCAGCAGTTCTTCCGTTACTTGCACCGATACTAGCACCATAAGAGAGCAAAGGATTTCCGTGTTGCCGATTATCCTCAGCGATAAGAGCCTCAATCTCCTTCTTTCGAGCATAGGCATCAGCCAGTTTCTTGTCAAACTGCTTTTGAGCACCCTCCTCAGTAAGGTAGGTTCCATTCTTGCCGATGTTCTCCTGCAAGTCATAGTTACCATTCTTGTCACGAACATCAAATGCAGATGGAATCTCGCCAGTATCTACCGCTACCTGATAGGCATCGTTCTGCTTGTCAAGAATAGCTTGCATCTGCTCAGCTTCAGGAAGAGAATAAGCATTCTCATTGTCCGAGGTAACGTATGCGCCAGTCTTGCCAGTCTCAGGATTGTAAGCAAAATCATCCTTCACCACATTGTTTGCATCACCACCATAAGGAGTCTGATGTGTACCCAAGTTCACACGACCGAAATCCTTCTGCTGTTTCTGCTTGCGTTGTTTCAGTCTATTGTATCTGCCAGCATTGTTCTTTGTCTGCTGAGCACTAGCCGAGATAGCTGCTGCCCCAGCCGATACACCAATTTTATTTTCATCAGCATAGAAAGAACCACCAAAAGCACCACGGAACTCATTGAGATTATTAAATCCCTTTCCTCTCACATTGTGCTTTTTGTAGTTATCATACACCATTTTCTGATACCCCTGACCTTCGAGTCGCTTCTGAAACTCCTTAAAGCTAGGTACAGCAGCCTGAAACATATTGTTTGCAACTGCATCATCATATAGAATCTTTTGATTCTGTGCAATCTCTTTTCTTGTAGCCATATTATAATTATTTTATTCCATGAAGTGTTCTACCATTAGATGAAGAAGAACCCTTCCGTGTTCTGTAAGCCTCTACTATTGTCTGTGCATTTTGAGGAACACCATCACGTTTCAAACTCCTAGTAACCGCTCTTACTCCATTAGGGTCATTAGTAGTTAAACCAGCGAGAGTTTTATTATAGTTTTCTTTAGAAGAACCACCTTTATTTTTCCCTGCCTTTTGTGCTCTAGTCACATTAGCGTTGGCATTCTTCCTACTAATACTTTCCTGCTCTTTATGATGTCGAACAGATTCTTTGTTCGCAGACTCCTGATTACTTAATTTACCCTTATTGTATTCATCTTGCTTTGCTATCCTCATTTGGTCTAACATGGCTTTTGCTCTATTGACTCTATCCATATTATCGTGATACCTCATCTGCTCAGCGAGAGTCAGGTTATTCTTCCTAGCTTCCTCATCAAGAGCGAGTGCCCTCTGATACCCTGCCAGCCATGATGCCCGATTCTTCTCTCTCTGAGCATCCATATAAGCCTTGCGTTTATTCACCGCCTTAGTCATATCCGACTCAGGATTGTGTACCACCTTGGCACCATTCGTAGCAAAGAAAATATTGGCGAGCGCACGAAGACCATCACCAGTAGCAGCGATACGAGCCTTGGCACGTTCCTTCTTCTCTCTGTTCGCCCTCTGCTCAGCAGTCTCATTCAGTTCAGGATTCAGCATCTTATACATATCAGCATAAGACAACTGCTTAGGCTGAGGTTTAGGCTCCTCCTTCTTCACGATAGGGACAGATGGTTTATCCTCCTCATCACTTGGCGCACCCTGATTCACATCTACACCATTGGCGATAGCTTGCTGAGTAGCGATAGTCTTCTCTCTAGCCGCCTTCATCGTAGGTGTTTCATTCTGAGGAGTGGCAGCATTCATCTGGTCAACCTTCTTGCCAGCCGCATCAAGTTGCTGCTGGGTGAAGACTGGAGCCTGAGTCTGTGCCACCTTCTGAGCGGCATCCACCCCACTCTGCTGCTTATTGAGAACACTCTGTGTTGTCTTCAAGCCATTGTTGTTTCGTAACATATCTGATGCTTTCATAGGCTTATGCTTTAATCTTTTGAAGTTTAGCCCCAAGGCTATTCAAGTCACCCTCAGAAGGAAGAGCCGTAGCCTTAGCCTTCAAGCCAAGAACATCATTTGAGTCCTTAGCGATACCATTCAACTGCTCCTGAGTCACATTCATATTCGGTGCCTTCTTCGCACCACCAGCACCACTATCAAGCGATGCAGCGATATTGGCAGCAGTACCAGCCACACCAGCAACCGCATTGGCAGTATCAGCAGCCTTCTCAGCGTCAATACTCATCTGCTGGTTCTGCAACTGGTTCTTTCTGTTCATATACTGCTGCTCAATGTTATCCTTTCGGGCATCATTAGCAGCCACAATCTGTGAGGTAGTATCAGCAAGAGTCTTGTTGTTCGCCTCCTTTACCGCAGTAGTGGAATCTTCCGTACCACCCATCACCGCTTGTCTACCCTTAGCTGCCTTGTTTCTGTTCTTAATCTGCTCCTGCATCTGTGTGAGCAATCGAACCGTATCAGCACGCTTGGTAGGGTCTTCATTATACTTTCTATCATACCATGCCTGATTTTCTCTCTGCTGCTGAGCAATCATCTGCTCCTGCTTTTTTCTCACCTTGCGGTTAGCTATACCGCCAGCAATACTGCTTGCAAGACCAAGCCCAGCACCTATTAATGCACCTATCATATATATGAAAATTAAAATTATTAATAATGGTACAAAGATACTGATACCATCCGAGATTCGTATTTTATCCGTTTATTTAGGTAGGTGAGTTAACGGATAAAGTTTCCGTTTGCCGAATAATTACTATCTTTGCACCAAAATAGTTAAGTCAATGGCAGTAGATAGAAATACAAAAGGTCAGTTCGAGAAAGGTCGGGCAAAGACTGGAGGTAAGAAGAAAGGTTACGAATCTCCTATCAACAAGGAGTTTCGTGAGTTGTGTGCCGACTTTTCTAGAGAGGCATGGGATGATTTCATGGCAGCTTGGTATAAGTGCGAGCCGAAGGATAAGGTAGCATCATTCATCAAGATACTAGAGTTCAACTGCCCTAAGCTACAGACCGTCACTCTTGACGATAAGCGTGAGGTTCACAATGCCCTCACCGAGAAGTTGAGACAGATGTCGGAAGAGGAAGGATAAAATGTAATTCATAAAAAGAACGTTTGTTTTTTTCATAGGTTTTTTGGTTTATAGGTTTTAAGATTGTTAGGATAACGAAATAGGGAATGCGTGAGCACTCCCTATTCTTTTTTTATTCACTATCAGCGACCGCCTCTCGCTCTTCTATCCCCAGCCATATCCGTCTTGGAACCACGATTCACCGATGATGGCTTATACCTAATTCCTGAACGTGTATGGCTAGCATCCATGCCCTTGCGAGAAGCTGCCCCATACTTTTTATCATGGGCAGCGTTGTGTCGGGCGAGTACCATACGCTTAGCCTTCTGAGCAGGAGAAGACTCGAACTTTGTATCGTAGGCAGCCTTCCGTGCCCTAGCTGCTGGGTGAGTCTGATAATATCTAGTTGATTCAGATACCATAGTTACTCCTTATCTTTGTCTTTATCTTCATTCAACGCATCATCAAGATACTTGTCAAGAGCCTTAATGCACTTATCAGGAATCTTATTTGCATCCTTGTTTTCTTTGAGATAATCAATAGTGCCACCTACCCCATAGATGATAAGCAGATTCTTTTGGGAAGGAATAAATATCGCCATAACTACCCCTAACACAATAGCAAACATAGAACCCTTAAACATTTTTTTCATAAAAGTCGATGGTTCTAAATCATCTTCACTACACAAAAAAAAAACAGAAGCCTAAAGCTATAAATACCAAAAATGATAAAACAGCAATAGCCCCACCTAAATCATTCAGGTTGCCTAAAACACCTAACCAATATAATTCACTCATAATCTTAAATTTTAATTAATATATTTATCTCCAATAAAGTTCACGATGTTCCTTCTTCAACAAATCCCCAGTTCTACACCACCAGTCATTCGAACTCGCTTTAAGATACTCCTCAAACTCAGGGCAGTTCTCTTCGTGAGTAAGATGAGGATGAGAGGTTGGCTTGAACTGATGCACACACAGCAAGTCTGCATGATTGCCACCATAAATGCTTGGCGGCATAACATCTTTCGCCTGATGCCACACCTTGTTGAGGTCAATGAGTTCTGCCCCATCCAGTTCTTTCAGGACATTATCAATCTTACCCAGCACACGATTCAGGACTTCTGCCCTATCCGTGCCACCCTTAGCAATTAACCAATTAGCATCACTCAGGGCACTTCTAATCAACATATCAAGTTCCATAAGCCAAAATTTTAATGTCTTTTCGATTTTTCGATGTTATATTGGTCACAGATTTCGCAATATGCGCCATAAGCCAAGTTATCGACCATTTCATTGTACTTGTCACCATTGTGACCTTTCACCCAGTGAAAACGAACTCCTGCCAAATGAGCAGAGCATTTCTTATACAACTCATAGAGGTCAGGATTCTTCTTTGGCTTATATGACTTGGAGAGCACCAAGATACAATACTGGCTATCTGTATAAATATCCACGTATGCACCATCAGGGCAAGCGTTCACAGCACTAATAATCGCCAACAACTCCATTCTGTTGTTTGAGGTATTAAGTTGACCATGATTCTTCACCTTCAAAATTTCCCCATCTTTGAGAATGACGTATGCAGCACCACCAGCCTTTGTTTGTGATAAGTTATCACAAGAGCCGTCAGTATAGGCTACATAATGAAGACCATTATCAGGAAACTCATCTTCAATCTCATTAATGATTGTCTTTTCATGCTGAGGAACTTTCTTTTCTACTCGTAAACGAGGTTTTCTTCCTCTCTTTGCAATCAACACGCCATTATACGCAGACACAAGTGAGTGCCAATGATTAGGAGCTTCGCCATTTTTCTTTTTCCATCCTGCTTTTGATACAAGATTCCAAATGGCATTAATCCATTCCTTATCATCCAACTTCATTCCATAAGCACAAAACTCATCGAACTCTTCGCGCGTAGGCACGTACACGTCAGGTTGTTTCTTATTATTTTTCATAACGAAAATATTTAATTAAATTTATATTCCGTAGGCTTTAAACAGGAACTGGTTGCACGTTAGCTGAGGGAAGTAAAATCCCCCTTACCCACAAATCTTTCATTGTGGTGGAGGACTCACTTGGGTGGAGACCGTATATTCGCCCCTTCCATCGACCTATCACAAATCTATACGTGAATCGGTTTTGCAGCTTTCTGAAATATAGTTTTCAGTCCTTGTCGCACCTTCTGCAATCAATCCTGTGCTTTGCCATGACTCTTCCTTGCAATTTATAGACTCGATGAATCGGAATGTATCTAGCCCATAGTCTTCCATCTTGTCTTGTCTCAAACTCAGGGGAATAAAAAAGAACCCCCGAGTGTTGGTTACGGACAACGACTCAGAGGTTCATATCTCGTAGGCTTACGCCTTGAAAGGAGGACTACTTTAGTCTGTCAACCGTAACATTGACGATGCAAAGATAGAAACTTTTTCTGAAACCACCAAATGCTAAAAAGTGTTGAATGTAAACGAAATTGATTTTTTAGGGAAATAGATATACATTAGATATACGAAATGATACAATGTTAATCTAAGTTAAAGTCTTTTTGAAAATTAATTGTGAATAAGATTTAATTCTTATCTTTGTTGTGGGCAAGTTAGTTACTTTGCAAAGATTAACACTTCATTGTTGCTATTTTGTTACTAATCAAAAACGAAGAAATATATAACTATTTATAAATCAGGTGTTTAACTAACAAAATAAATCGTATTGGAATAATAAAGATATACAACAAATGTACAGAGTAACATAAAACTAGCTAAAAATAATCTTTTCATACCTACCACATTTTAATTATCCTACATTTGCTTTTCTCACGCCACCGCCCAAGATAGACAATAGCTGGTCGTAGCGTTTCTCCAGTTCCTCATACTTCGCCTTCCATACAGAATCATCCTGATGAGACTCTTCTATCTTAGGTTCTTCACGATGAGGAGTCTCAGCTACCATATAAGATGAATCATCTGCATCTTGGTTGCTATACATAGTACCTACCACACGCATCAACCACTCAGCAGACACGTCAGGATAAGCTACAAGAACCTTGGCAACAACGTTTGCAGACAAAGCACGCTCACCCTTCAACTGAGTATTAAGGGTAGTTTGAGACATATCGACTAACTTTGATAGAGCATTAACCGATACTTGCTTATCTTCTAAAATTAGCATAATTCGCTGATAAATAGTTACTTCCATACATTTTACATTTGTAAACCATAATTAATTAATCATAATCAGTTAGCAATTTCTTGCTAAATATTTGGAGATTTAGCAATAAATGACTATCTTTGCACTCGTAAACAACAAGTTGCTTAATTATTAGAAGCAAAAGTACAATAAAAAATTAAGATATGCAAGTAAAAAAGATAAAAATTATCAAAGTTTCGCTTGAAGGACGAAAAAAACTTGCTGAGCGATATGGTTGCTGTAGAGAAACAATCTTCAACGCTCTTGCATTTAGAAGTCAGAGCAAGCAATCCGAAAGCATCAGGCATGATGCCCTGAATGAGTTCGGAGGAGTTAAGACCGATAAGGTCATGTTCTACTAATAATAAAGAAGGAGGAATCCTATGAATGAACTTTCAACTATTGTAGATGGTGACAGAATGACATCACTACAGATTGCAGAGATTACTGCAAGGCTCCACAAAAATGTTATGAGAGCAATCAGAAACATGGAGCCAGCTTGGGAAAATATCAACGGGCGCAAGTTTGAGCTGGTTGATTACAAAGATGAAAAAGGCGAGACGAGACCTTGCTACTCCCTCAACAAGGAAGAATGTCTCTACATCGCCACCAAGTTCAACGATGAAGCGAGAGCCAAGTTGATTAAACGATGGAAGGAACTGGAAGAGCAACATCAAAAGCCATCCGTTCCTCAGAACTATCTCGAAGCTCTCAAATCTCTGGTCAAGGCTGAGGAGGAGAAACAGCAGCTAGCTTTGGAAAATAAGAAGCAGCAGGAACAAATCCTCACTATCAGCAAGACGAACATGGAACTCGGCAACAAGATTACCGAAATGCTGCCGAAGGTCAGCTACTACGACAAAATCTTGCAGAGTAATGCCACTATGACCGTTACTCAGATTGCTCAGGACTACGGAATGAGTGCCATGAGGTTAAACAAGGAGTTGGAGTCTATGAGAATCCAGCACAAGGTAAGAGGTCAATGGATATTGTTTGCCCAGTTCTTAGAAGGTGGATATGTTCACAGCAGAGCAGTAGACATCGTAAGGAGTGATGGTCGGCATGATGTGAAGTACAACACCGAGTGGGCAACGAAAGGAAGAATCTTCCTATATGAATCACTCAAAGCGAAGGGCATTCTCCCCTTGATAGAGCAGGAGAACACTCCCAGCAATAAGGGCACTGGTAGAACAGAGCCAGCCAAGGCAGCTAGTGCCAGTCAACAAACCCTCAAATTCAACTGATATGATAGACCCAGAGATTAAAGAGCAGCTAGACCGCATAGAGCAGTATTCGCTCATAGCTGCAAAGAATGTGCTCAACATTAATGAAGCTGCAATCATTCTTGGTATGACGGTTAGAGGAGTGAGAGAGAACGTCAGGAACCGCATCATTCCTTGCTATAAACCAAATGTGAACCGACTCTACTTCAAGAAGAGCGAGTTGGAAGAGTGGATGACTCAGAATCGAAGGAAGAGCATGGCAGAGTTGAAATCAGAGGCAGCAGCCTATTGTTTTACCCATTAAACAGATAAACTTATGATAGCAGATGTAATGTTGGTAGCTAGCGTAATCGCTTTCGCTGTTGCCGTTAAGGAAATCCACTCCTACTTCAAGGAGGTAGGCAAGTAAGAAATATGGAGATTGAACCTCACAAGAATAGTTAAGTATTAAGTTATTAGTGTGTTAAGTCTTATGATATTTCAGTCATTGAAAACAGCAGAGGTTTTTTGGAGTTTGCTACTCCCAGTCTCCACTAGAACTTTGTCGTTATAATTTTACATGTTTTAAGTTTTTACCCAGCGCAAGTAACTCAGTTGGTAGAGTATGAAGGTTTATGAGCCTTCGAGGTCGTGGGTTCGAGTCCCACCTTGCGCCCCATATAGCCCGATTCCAAGGCTTTATATCGGATAGGATAAACCTTCCTAGAGAGGTACACGTACCCAAAAGGAGCATCATTAACCACAGATGGTGCTTAGACGTGGAAGTGGCAAGCGAGTACATACACCTGATAGGTGGAATTTGGAAAAACTTGGAGTTCACTTGTGAAGAAGCAGACCTGATGCCGTGACCCTTATATAATAAGGTAGCATCTAAAGGTAGGAGCGCACAACTACAAATCGGTTCTAATGCAGCCAGCACGCTTTCTTTCTATTCGGTTCAATAGTTATAATTGGTTATTTTATAGAAATCAGATATATCACAATATGTGCGATTACTAGTGCTGGGAGTCCTAAGCCTCCATGAATGCAGAAGGGAACCAAGGAGCGATTCACCATCCGCCAAGATTGTATAGATGTCGCTCCACGGAGGTGGCGGTTTTATCATATTCATTTTACTGCCCCTCCTTTTCTAAAGGAAATTGCAAATATTGACATATTAGTGTCTTTCATACAGATTACATTTTCGATGCGGTAGCGACCGCTCAGGTTAAACAAAAATAAAAAACTCTCGCCCCACCATTCGTGAGAATCGTGGGGCTTTTAATTTGAACATTTCAAACCATACAATATGAGATATAAAGCAAATAGTTGTCACGATTGTCTCTTCTTGACCATGTGTGACAACCCGAATAAGAACCCTGATGGTGGCTACAAATGCAGCCGCTATGAATGGAAATATCAATAACAACTTAATACATATAAGATATGAAGGAACTTATCACAATTCAGTCAGAACTGAAAGCCCCGAAGAGTCAGTTCAATAACTTCGGTGGCTACAAGTATCGCAAGGCTGAGGACATTCTTGAAGCTGTCAAGCCTTTGCTCAACAAGCAGAAATGCACGCTAACCATCACAGATGATATTGTGATGGTAGGCAACCGCATCTACGTGAAAGCAACTGCTACCATCAAGAACGAGAAGTGCGAGTGTGAAACAACCAATGGTTGGGCTAGAGAAGAGGAAACCAAGAAAGGTATGGATGGCAGTCAGATTACTGGAGCATCTTCCTCTTACGCCCGAAAGTATGCCCTCAACGGTCTCTTTGCTATTGATGATAATGCTGATTCTGATATCACCAACGATGGGCAGCATCAGGCAGCGCAGCAGCAGACACAGACTCAGCAGCCAGCCGCCCCTGAGTACCACCCGAGCGACCTGAACGAAGGATTGGGCTATCTGAGCAGATGTGTTAGTAAGGACAATCTGTTGTGGGTAATTCAGCATTACCAGCCACTCTGCTCTAACACTCAGTTCATGCAAGCAGTATCAGCCAAGAAGAAACAATTAGGTATACAATAATATGACAACAGAAACAAAGAAAATCACTTTGAATGTACCAAGAGTCACATTCATTGAGGAGTCTCACCAGTACTTCATCGGCAAGAAGGAACTGAAAGGAGTAACGGGAACGCTCATCAAGAAAGCATTCCCCGACACCTACAAGAATATTCCCGAGTCTGTATTGAAGAAGGCAGCAGAGCGAGGAGGTCTTATCCACAACACGTTTGAAACATTCTGCTCCATCTTCGATGCCGACATCAAGCAGTACCCGAATCCTACGGAAGAGCTTCAAGCCTTCCATAGTATGTTAGTCGCATACGATTTACACTATGTAGCATCCGAGTATCTTGTTACAGATGGTGAAAACTTTGCATCTGCCATTGATGGAATCTTTGCCGACAACGAAGGCAACATCTATCTTGTAGATTACAAGACCACCGCCACCCTTCACTACGACAATGTATCTCTCCAATTATCTATCTATGCAAAATGGTTCGAGGAGCAGAACCCCGACTTGAAGGTGAAGGAGATTGTCTGCATGTGGTTCAAGAACGGACAGAGCAAGTTCCAGCCGCTACCTAGGGTAGCAGATTGGCAGATTGACGATTTAATCAACGCTTATCTCGCTGATGATGCAGAGTACCAATATAAGGTGGAGGTTCCTGAGCAGTTCTCTGCCCTAGAGCAGGAGTTCAGATTGATAACCGCTCGTGTGGATGCCCTAAAGATTAAGCAGGATGAGTTGAAGGAAAAGATAATGAAGATGATGGAAGACAATAAGCAGAAATCCGTCAAGACTCAGTTCGCCTCCTACTCTTATGTGGCAGCTACCACCAAGAAGACCTTCGACACGAAGCTGTTCAAGGACACGGAGCCTGACCACTACGAGCACTATCTAAAGGAAACGACCACCAAGCCGTCAATAAGAATCAAACTTAATTAAGTATAGATATGAACGTTAAATTTACTGGTAAAATTATTGCAGCAGGGCAAGTTCAAATGGGAACTTCACAAAACGGAACCCAATGGAGTTCCCAAGAGTTTGTTATCGAAGAGTTGAATCAGCAGTACCCTTCAAGAGCCGTTATCCAAGTTTACGGTTCAGACAAGATTCAGCAGTTCGGCATCCAGGTAGGTGAAATCATCACAGCCAACATCGGATTGAAGGCGCATCAGTCTAGAGACGGACGATGGTTCAATCAGTTGGATTGTTGGAAGGTGAAACGACCAAATGCCCAGCAGCAAGGACAGGTTGTCCAGAGTCAGGTTGGTCAGGTTCCTCAGCAGCAAGCAGCCAACTATCCACCGCAGCCAGCACCTATCCAGCAGCAGATGCAGACTTTTCCCCCTCAGGTTAACGCAAGCGGTCAACCTATTCAGCAGAACGCTCAATATGCAGGTGGTCAGCTGCAGGGTCTTCCCTTCCCTGCCCCAAATCAATAATAAATAAGGTATGGAAATTCATCTAGTAAGAACCTCCACTGGTCTTCGCCCCTACACGGATGATGATTACGAGGAAATGAAAAAGATAAAGGTTGGTTCCATCGTCAAGGCGAACATAGTTCGACCAAGGAACATTAAGTTTCACCGCAAGTTCTTCTCCCTTATCAGAACAGCATGGGATTGTCTCACAGAGCAGCAGCGCACAAACCTACGTTCTATAGACACATTCCGTGAGCAGCTTCTGATAACATCAGGATTCAGCGAACCGCTTTACGACCTCAACGGACAGAAGTTCTTGGAGAGAGCCAAGTCTATCTCCTTCGCCAAGATGGATGAGCCAGCCTTCAATGAAGTATATAGTAGAGTCTTAGACACCATCCTCACGATACTCTATGCAGATGGTGTTACAGAAGACGAGTTTAATAACATTTTACAAAATTATAGTTGATATGACACGTAGAAACGACAAGCGCAACAACAGACGTAATCGTCAGCGCAACAACACCCCAGAGTTACCACCATTTGCACAGATGCTTTTCGGAGCAATCGTTGGCAAAGGTGTAGACATGATTGCCAAGAAGATGGCAGAGAATAACGAGGAAACTCCTGATATTCACGCAGAAGGCATCAGCAATCAAGATGTTACCAACATCAATAACGGAAAGGCAACCTTATCTAAGTTGCGTATTCCTGCTGATGGCTCGGCAGTAGAGTACCCTATCCCTGATAATCTCCAGTTCTTCTTCGCTGAGGATGGTAAGTTGATGGTTCGTCAGAAGACGGGACATGAAAATGTTCGTATCAAAGAAGAGGAAAAGCCTATCACTTATGATGATATTTGCAAGAGTCTCTTCTGGAAGAATAAGATATACTGGGCTTATAAAGATGGTATTGACTCAGACATGGCATCACCATCAAATTACAAAGATGTTGACAACTGCACAAGCGAGGCTCAGGTAAAACGTTTGATTGCCTTCAACAAGTTGCAGAACATCGCCAAGTATCTCAACGAAGGCTGGAAACCGAATTTTTGTAGTCATTATCAAAATTGGAACATCATTAAACTTAATAATAGCTATTATCCAAATTACAATGGTTTAACAAACAACGGAAGCGTTTACTTCAAGAGCGCAAAACTTACAAATGAAGCCATCCGCTTGATGGGTAAAGATTCTCTCAACGACCTTTTCTCAACCGATTGGTAATGGCAAGCTACGCTGAAATCAAGGCAAAGCTACAGCAGGAAGGCAAGAAGATACGCAAGCGTTCATCCTATGATGAGCACAACTTGCAAGCCGCAGAGGTCAGGTATATCCGTGGGGTATATCCTGACCTTGAAGGAGTCTTCTTTGCCGTTCCTAATGGTGGCAAGCGAACTTCCCGACAAGCCGAATGGCTCAAAGAAGAAGGTATGAAGACAGGAGTTTCAGATATGCTCCTCCTGAAGCGCACCTCTCAGTATGGTTTCCTCTGCATCGAAAATAAAACACCGAAAGGTAGGCAGGAACCCGAGCAGAAGGTATTCCAGTATGAAGTAGAACGACATGGTGGCAAGTACATCATCGTCCGCTCTATAGATGAATTTATCCAAGCAATCGACAATTATTTAAATGGTGAACTATGACAGATGAAATCAAACAAGCCATCCAGCTTCTAGAAGAGAATGGCTACAAGGTTACCGCTCCTCCCAAGGAAATCAAAGACGAATATACCTTTGAACGAGCATGGAACTTGTACGACAAGAAGGTAGGCTGCAAAGCCAAACTCGAAAAGAAATGGAACTCCATGAGCCTGAAAGACCGCAAGGCAGCTATAGAGTATATTCCTCTCTATGTAATCTCACAGCCCGACAAGCAGTACAGAAAGAACTTCCAAACCTTCCTTAACCAACGAGGATGGGAAGATGAAATCATCGGAGCAACTCCACCGCCAGCATCCGTTAACGAGAATCCTTCCGAAATCAGTCAACTCATCGCAAAGACGAAGGCTGAACAGAACGTAACAAATGCGGATAAGGACAACGTTTTCAAAACACGCATCATAGGAATGATAGAGCTTCTGCAAAAGAATCCTCATAGCCTATGCCGAAAGCAGTTGGAGATATATCGTGATAACGGAACTTTGGAACGCTTGGGCATCCAATGGAATCCATAAACCACAAATCTGTTTACCAAAATGATAGCAATCAGTAAGTACAACAAGCAGCATCCTCTCAGAGTCTTTGAGGCATTCGCAGGATATGGCAGTCAGAGCCTAGCCTTCAAGTACCTCAAAGATAAGCATCCTGAGTTCGACTTCAAGGTAGTGGGCTACTCAGAGATAGAACCATCAGCCATCCAAGCCTACGGACTCCTGCACGGAAGAGATATACCTAACTATGGAGACGTGACAAGGATAGACTGGAATGAGGTTCCCGACTTCGACTTCATATCATGGTCTTCACCATGCCAAGATTTCTCCAATGCAGGACTTCGCCAAGGAGCAGAGGAAGGCAGCGGAACACGCTCATCCCTTATCTTTCAGGAGAAGAGAATGCTGGCAGTCAAGAAACCAAAGTACGTTATGCTCGAAAACGTAAAAGGTCTTCTCTCAAAGTCAATGAGAAAGTACTTCTTCCAGTACGTCAAAGACCTTGACTCCTTCGGTTACACCTCCTTCTACAAGGTACTGAATGCAAAAGATTACGGAATCCCTCAGAATCGTGAGCGTATCTTTGTTATCTCCATCCTACGCACAGAAGACGAGCCGAGCCCAGAGTACCACTTCCCTTCTCCTATCAAGTTAGAGTCAACGGTTGAGGACATATTGGAAGATGGTGTATCTCCTGAATATTTTCTATCTCAGCCCCTCCTAGAAAAGTATCTCACCAAAGCAGACATCAATGAATCAATCGAAAAACTCTACCCCGAAGATAGCAATACCGAAAACTGCTGATGGATGCTCCCCGACCATCACATCATCATTTGGTGCAGGAATCAGCATAGCCAATCTTCTTGGTGTTGACCATTTCCCTAAGGGGGGGTATTGATAATCAAAAAGTTACAAGCAGAAAACTGCTCATCAACTCAGACGTAGATGGTTTAAGTAGAACAATCCGTACAAGTTATTATAAGGCTGGTTTTGCTAACTATATACATAACGATGGCAGAGCAGCCAATGCAGTTTTAATCATAAAGAAATTATAATGTGCGACAAAATTATAAAGCTAGCAAACCTCCAAATCAAAGGCAGAATAGAGCAGCAGACCAGAGTCTACTCCACCAAGGGAATCTCTCCTACTCTCAATTCAGCTATGGGTCACGGAGGTAACTGCATTCCACTATTCTTAATCGTCAAAGAGATATGATAACAGGAGGAAAGAGAATGAAATCCCTGCTCCTATCAGGGAAGGTGAAGCCTGATTTAGGCGGTCAAGTTCTCGACATCTACAACCAAGCTGTAATGCAAAGTATCTCCCCTACCATCAAGACAACCATAGATACAGCAAACATGACATTCGTAACAATCATGAACAAAGAAATCATTCACACCGCTCCAAACGGAAAGAAATACTCCATCCAAATCAGAAAGTACACTCCAAGAGATTGTTTCCGACTGATGGGAGTACACGAAGCTGACATAGACAAACTCCTGAGCAAGGAGAAGTCTGGTCAACTCATCATCAGCAAAAGCAAACTATATGCCCTTGCAGGAAACTCAATAGTAACCAACTGCCTGACCGCCATGTTCGAGGAACTGATATTCCCCTCAGGAAATCACTACCACGACAAGACTGGTCAGCTATCACTCTTCTAGCTTATGGATATTTTTGGATATATCAAGATAGGAAAGCGCATCAGTAAAGCGCACAAAACCATGTTTACCGATAAGGAAATGGTGCTATGGTACAAAGGAAAACCAATCATCGGCACGATGCACGATGGCTTGTGGTATCAGAAAGACCTAAACGGAATGTTGGAACAATTAATGTTCCAGTCCGAAGTCACACACGTCTCATTCTTACCTTCGCCAAATGAAGACAGAGAAAGAAAAAATCCTAGCCATCATCGCTGAGATTCAGGAAGAGCGTGAAGCTGCCCACATCGTGCCGCCCCACGTCCTAACAGCCGAAATCATCAACCGAGGATGCCACCAGCCATATCAAGCCATCAATGAGTTGTGTGAAGAAGGCAAAATAAAATGGTGCCGAACCCTCAACGATATGGCATTAACTATCAGAAAATTATAAATCAAGAACAATATGAAAAAAGAAATTATTACACAGAAGAAGCTGGTTGTCTTGGCAAACGATGCTTACCTGAATGCACAAAGACATGGTTTCTATCCTGACAACACAGATATAACAACCGCTCTGATGCTCATTATCACAGAAATGGCAGAAGCTGTTCAGGCAGACAGACACAACCGACACGGAAGTATCGAAGACTATGAGAGCGAGATTCAGATGGGCAGAGATATTCTTACTGCCTACAAGAACACTCTTGAAGGAACGGTAGAATCCGAGTTCGCTGACGTTGGCATCCGAATCTTATCACTCTTGGGATGGATGGACACCAAAAGACCAACAGAATTTCAAAGCGACTCTTATCTCAAAGAAGAGTATGGAATCGCAAAGATTAAATACAAGTGTGGCATAGCTAAAGATTTCTACCATATCATCAGTTTCCTATGCTCGTTTACTGACAACAACTCGCCATATTGGTATATCTCAAAGATTATCCAGAAGACACTCATGCAGGTTTTCGCCCTAGCACAGAACAACAATATCGACCTGATGGAGCATATCAAGTTGAAAATGCAGTATAACGAATCTCGTCCGTACCTACACGGATGCAAATATTAGGAGGACAAAATTATGTTTGGAATAGAACAGATTCAAAGAAGATGTTTATTGACGTTGAGTGATGGTAGCAAAATCCAAGCTACCATCACCATTCCAAAGCCTACCAAGCCCATCTTCCCTGAACAGATGGAACGTCAGTTTATAGAGAATTTCAATAATTCGCAACCTCTTGCAGTAAACAAGGTTGTAAAGTGTCACATAATGAGGAATTAGTTATGGAAGATTTACCTATTGGGTCAGAAATCATCTTGAAGGTGGTAGAGACCGAGAAAGAACAATGCAATGGTTGTTTTTTCGATGAGATATGTACCGACATTTATGAAAAAGTTTGCGGAAATTTCAAGTGTGTCGGAATCGACAGAAAAGACGGAAAGAGTGTTCAATTCAAAAGAGTGAAGTAATTATGGTGGACGATAAGAAAATAGATGCTGCTGCCGAAGAGTACAACGAGAAAGTTGAAAATGAATTGGAGAAGAAGCACATTCCAAAGCGGACATTTGCAGAACGCTATGCAGAATCAGCAATAAGTGAATGTGCTTTTAAAGCTGGTGCCAAGTGGGCAATCTGTGAATTGCTTAATGACTTGTGGCATCCTGCTAGTGAAAAGCCTATACTACGAAATGGAAAATGCTTAGTAGTATACAATAGTGGCAAAATTGATATATTTAAAATATCTTTTGTTTATGAAATGCTTTCCAATTATGGTAAAGATGGTATGGGCTGGAAATGCTGGGCTTATGTCCTCGATTTATTCCCAAAGGAAGGAGGCAACCATGATTAAGTCAGTTACTATGTACTCTGTCGTTTGTGATAGATGCGGGAAACCATTTATTGATGAATTTAATGGCATTGTGGCTTGGTTGGACGAAGGAACTGCAAAAGAGCAAGCAATGGAAAGCGAATGGGCAGAAATAGGTGATAAGCACTACTGCCCAGACTGCTATGAGTTTGACGATGAGTTAGATGAGTACGTTCCTAAAAAGAAAGGAGGAAGCAATGAAAGAACTTAAAGATTTGGTTGTTGGTGATGAAGTACTAGTTACAGGTATGTCTTACAAACGTATCGCCAAGGTTGATAAAGTGACAAAGACTAAAATTGTTGTTGATAACGCTAGATTTAGAAGAGATTCTGGCTGGAAATGTGGTAGCGATATATGGAATAATAGAAAAATATCTGTTCCAACAGAAAAGGATATATCAGATATTAAAGAAGAGAATTTTCGCAAGAAACTCATCTACGCTATCATGTCTTTTGATTTCAAACGCTTATCAACAGATGAGTTAAAACAAGTGTACAATATTGTAAAAGGCAAAGAATGAAACAGAAATTATTAAGTATCAAATATAGGATAGTTGCTTTGTGGTGGTTCTTAACAAGAAAGAACTACTACCTTCTGTCATACAATGGCAGAGTAGGTAAGACATTGGAAAGCACTAATATTGTAATTCCCGAGTTCATCGAATGGATAAGAAAGAAGCATGGTGTGCCTACAAATCATGAGATAATCATGGATTTGAAGAATATTGGTAACATCTGTAGAAGTACAGATATTCTTGCATATAATGAGATTAAGGCATTGATTGAGAAACTTGAAAAGTAAAGCGTATGGCACAGAAAGAATTTAGGAAACCACCTCGTTATATGGTGGGTGATATAGTTTATAGTCACGGATTTATTTGTATTGTCTGTAGCATCTATCCGTTCAATATAGATTATTCTTACGACTTGAAAGTTATTGATGGGCAAAGCTTGGGCAAAATTTGTCAAAATGATATTATGCACGTTCATATTTGGGAAGAGTTTCTTAAAAAGAATGGATGGACATGTTATCGCTCTGAAGGAGAATGTTTTGGGCGTAGGTGGTATAAACACCAAGAATACCCTTTCACTTTGCGATATAATAATTTCTTGGGAATTATCGGAGTATCTTTCAATGACGGAAAAGACGATACTGTTATGATAAAATGTGTAGATGAACTCCAACATATTCTTTTTGGCTTGCAATTAGATAGCAATTTAAAAATATAAGCGTATGTATTTTGAATATAGAATAGTCAAGATAGAGAAAGGTTTGCTTCTCATCGAGTATAAGACAGCTCCTTATGGAGTTTGGCATGAAGTAAAAAACAAACAGTTCAAGACTAAGCCAAAGGCAGAAGCTTGGGCTAGAAAGAACTTAGGTTAATGAAGTAAAGCGTATGGATAAGCTAGAATACATTCCAGGAGATTTTATCTCTGTATATGTAGGTATAAAGAAATATATCGTTGAGGTAATTGGTACGGAAAACGAAAATGAAGTACTCTCATACCAAATCAAGTTCCCAAATGGAGAAATTCAATATGCTGATAAGGATAATATTGTTCCTATCCCTCTCACTCCAGAGATTCTAGAGAAGAACGGATGGAAGAACGATGGCTATGACTGGTATAAATTGCCAACAAAAAGAGCTTATCTGTATATAACAAAAGATATAATAACTTTGGGTGAGTTCTTGGTGTGCGTAGGTCTAGACAGACACAATCTTGCTAGTATTAACTTTGTTCATCAGTTACAGCACATTCTCTTCGGTCTAAGACTTAACTCAGAAATGGAGGTGTAAATATGTCATTAGAAGTAGTAGTTTTAAATAAGGATGAATATAAGGCACTTATTGATAATCAAGCTGACAAAGACGAATTAGAGTATTTGAAAGCTTGCCAATATGCTTTAGAAACGTTTAATAGAGTCAGAGGCTTATGCCCTAAGTGTAAAAAGTCCGTTGTAATTCGGGGGTGGGTATGTCCTTGTTGTGGGTATGATTCAAGTGGTGAAGAATTATATAAATATGGTGATTAACAGCCTTCGGGCACAAGAAACAAATCGTATGAAAAAGAAATGTAAGCACCAAACAAATAATGGATGGTGCAAGGCAAGAGGTGGGACTTGTATCTGGTCGGAATATACTCCCGAAGCTTGTCTTAAAAGAGAAGAAGTTTAACCGCCTTCAGGCACAAATTTAAAAATATGACAGAAATAGAATTATACAACAAATTACAAAATGTAGAAGGTCGTTTAAAGATGATGGATTCACAAATATCAGAGCTTCGCAAAAAGCGGAATGGTATAATGAACGACTTCCTTAGTTTGTTACCTTTTCAGAAAGGTGACAAGGTAAAAGATAAAGATGGCAATATCTTTATCATAGGACAACTAAAAAGTGCCATGTCTCTTGGCAAGAATGAAGTCAAGGTTCATTTTTTTATCCGAAAAATAAAGAAAAACGGAGAACCTTATCTATACGAATGCCAAGCTTGGGGAATTGATTATTTTTCCCTTGAGAAAGTAGTAGAGTAATAACCATCCTGTAATGGATATAAATAAAAAGTAACATGAATACAGAAAAATTAGAAAGAGCAAATATCTTAGCCAAGAGTTTAATTCCTAAAGTAAATGAACTCTTAAATTTGTCTCCAAAATCAATGCGTAGTAGTCTTGCTGATGCTATTTGTGGGCTTTCAGAGTGTGATGAAGAGTTTAAAACAAAATTCAAGCAGCTTCTGAATGAAACAAAACAGAGATTTCAGAAAGAGTTTGATGAGATTTAGTAACTAACCATCCGCAAAGGATATAAATAGAAGTAATATGAAAAAGATTATTTTAGCAGCCTTAGTCGTTGCAAGTTTGTTCGCTTCTTGCTCTAGCGAGAAGACTTTTAAAAAGAAAGATGGCTCTACGATTACAGCAAAGCCTTATGGCTGGGCTAGTAAGGAAAACAAAGTAGAAGGTGTTAACTACGAGTTGAATGCTCCAGATGTTGTAGCATCTATCATCTTCGCCCCATCTGTTATCGCTCCAGTTTTGCTGACAGCTTACGATGTATGGGAACCAGTATCATATACTGAGCCATCTAAGTAACTAACCACCCTCTCCTGTAAAAGGGAGAGGGTAAAAAGAAGAGAATATGGAAGAAGAAAAGAAAGATAAGATAGTGGGAAGTTTACTGTTTATAATGGCTGCTATAGGAGGTATTCTTGTAGTTACGACAGCACTTATTAAGATGTTCTGCAATGGATATACAACTTAATGACGAAAGAGTATCGTTTAAGTGAATACTCAAAAAATATACCACGCTTTGCTAGAATAATTGGCAAGTTAAAGAATTTATAGCGTATGAAAATAGAAATCAAAAGAGTAACGGACTGGCAGCGTGTAGTGGATGCTGCTCGGTTCACACAAGGCAAGGAACCGCTGGGGCATGAGCCTAGCGATGAGTTCAAGAAACAGATGATTCTCAGCGAGCATTCACCGCTCAGAGAATTGGAGTTCGATATTAAAATGTATGGCATACCATACTGGGTGAGCAACCATTTTGTTCGCCATGTTCATGCACAGCCATTCGTCTCCACATCTAGACCAGATATTACTGGCTCCAAGGTATCTCGTCACGATATGCGGCAGGATGATTTGGTCAACTTGCAGCTATCCCTCAACGCTCAGGAGATTATCAATATCTCCAAGCTGAGACTCTGCAACAAGGCATCCGAGGAGACAAGAGAGGTGTGGTATAAGGTACTTGATAAGTTGGCTTGTATCGAACCTTTGCTTGCATCTGCTTGTGTTCCTCAATGCGTATACAGAGGATTCTGCCCTGAGTCAAAATCATGTGGCAGAACTAAGAGAAGTACATTTTGTTTCATGAGAAGATTCTACAAAAATCTTAAATTATATACTGACAAATAATGAAATATCCAAAATATACCCTCAACGAATTTGTCAATGGTCACTTCGAGTACATCACTCCCTGCCCATTCGGCATATCAGGCAAGTATACCCACGAAATCCTGATGGTCGGTAGCCTTGCTTGCCAGCGATGCAAACACTTCCGAGGTATCAACAAAGAAGATGGTATCGTATCTTGTGGAATAGAATATTAAAAAGAATGCAGCCTATCTGCATTCTTCTTAATAATTAATCAAATTTAATATATGAATACAAAGAAAATCTCAATCATTCAGCGTATCAAGGAAAAATTCCTTGGTAAGCAGTTCTTTATCGCAGTAATCGCTAACAAGGGAACCAGTTCCTACTTCGTTAACTCTACCATCTACCGCTCAGAGAAGGAGGTGAAGGCTTACAAGAAGTACATCACCACAGATGAGCGTATGAAACAGAGCTTCGATTTCGTAGGCTATTATGGTTTCCGTTCAAAGTTCGACTTCCGCATTCCTCTTAGCGGAAAGCCAGTATCAGTTGAAGAGGCAAAGAAACTGGCAGAGAAGTAGTATGGGAAAGTTGATAGACCTTACTGGACAGCGTTTCGGCAGATTACTCGTCTGCCGAAAATCTGATAAAGAGAACCACCAGCATGGTGCGTTCTGGATATGCAAGTGTGATTGTGGCAGGGGTTGTACGGTTCTAGGTTCTGCTCTTCGTGACGGACGAACCAAATCATGTGGCTGTTACCGCTCTGAGCGTGCAACCGCCATCATCACCAAGTATGGCAACCGCAAGGGTAGACCCAAGCGGAAAGACAAAGTTAACGGATAATATCCATTTTATCACTTTTCATATTATATTTGCAACATGAAATTCAAGTATTTAATAGATAAAATCAATGGTTTCAGGCACCGCAACGATTTTGTGGTACTGGACGGAAGAGCCAACTCGGTCACGCTCTCCAAGGGCATCTATGACCACATCATGCAGAAGGAGAGAACAGACAATTCCATCTTCGTGTTCAGATTATCTGACAGAGGTACATACGGATTCTGCATGCGTGAAGACTGGGAAGAACTTCGCAAAGCCAACACCGCCTTCGCTCAGCTTCAATTCAACCAGAAGTATAAGAAGGTAGGTTTCAGAAGTGACTACCCTTCCATCACCGCCATCCTTGATGAGTACAACCTTCCTCTCAACAGAATGGTTCGCCTTACTTGCATCCCACGCAAGTCAGCCAAAGGCGAACCTTATTACGAAATCATGCGACCAAACTTAAATTCGAGCACATGGCAACAAGACAAGAAGTAATACTCAAAGGGCTTACTCACTCTCCATCCGACTACGATTGTCAGGATGGTGAGTTGGCAACCTGCCTCAACCTCATCAACGAGGATGGAGCACTCCACCCTATCCAGCAGCCAGTAGTAGCAGAACAGAACATCACGCTGGATGCAGGAGATACCATCGAACTGGTGCATAAGGTAACACACGATGAAGCGATTCACTCTCACTACATCATCCGTAAATCAGATGATACTTGGTACTGGATGGAGAAAGGTGGAGACGGAACCAAGAACACCATCGACTTAAACGGATTCCACGTCAATGCCGTTACAGCAGTTGGCAATATCTTATGTTTCATAGGTGACGAGAAAACAATGTACGCATATTGGAAAGGTAGCAACTACACAAGTTTCGACCTTTCTTCACTTAGCTATAGTGCAACAATCACCAATGTTAAGTCTGAGAAATGTGATGTATCAACCAACCTTGGCGATGATTGGGATAATGCTTTTGAGACGAACAGACACTTTAATAATAACGTAGATACTTCTCTCAAAGGCGCATCTATCATATTCAACGCATTCGATGCACTTATCAACAAACGACTAAACGAAAAAGGCAAGGAATACTTCAAATATACGGTTTTTGGAGTATTGGCTATCAAGTTATATGATGGAACCTCACACATCAATATATCTAATCCATTCATTCTTGCACCTGAAACATCATTCAATAAGTTCATCTGGTATCAGGAAAAGAAATCTGTAGGAACAAGCACAAGCCTTCACACCCACACCATCAACGTTAGCATGGATATACCCAAAGGTTTGGAAGACCTCATTCTTGGTGTAGATGTTTACCTGTCCCAGCCTGAATCTTTTATTGATACAGAGAAAAGAACAAGAGGTATTTCACGATACAAATGTTTTCTTTGGAACAGCAAGATGGCATCAGGAGTTAATTGTGATGCCTTCCAATATCTGTCAGAGGAAGATGTTTACCAGTCGTTTGAAAACAAATCCTTCTATCTTAGTACCAGTATCAACAAGGAAAAGCTAGGTACAGATATACAACTCAAACGAGTTTTACAGACAGAAGAAAGTATTTCTTTGGCAGACTTCAAGCGAGACTCTTTTGGAGGAAAGTGTGCTATAACATACAACAACCGATTGCATATAGGAAACGTAAAGAAGACCATATATAATGCTTTCGATACAGATATTTTCTCCAAGAGAAAAGTTTCAAATACACAACTATGCTTAAATGAGTATGTAGATGTTACAGAAAGCAGTACCGCTACCACTGATTATATTTGTGATGCAGTCTTCAAGGTAAGCATCAGCGAAAATAGCATCAAGCGAGATATATACCATAAGGGCAAACTACAATATCCTATCTGCCCTATCTTGGCATATCCTAGTACGCTTGCCACGGCAATGACTATCTATTTCCACTTACCGAAGTATAACAAATATTACTCAAAGAGAGTAAATCTGAAACCTTCCGAAACATTTGGAATGTCTTACTATATCAACATTAGTAAGAATCGTACTACTCCTACCGCAGCTGATAGACAATCTTCCAATTCTTTGGAAAATGAAGGATTTGGAGGAAGGGTTGATGCACCTACAGAGGAGGAAAAATCAGAGTTGTCTGATTACATGTACCTCTATCACGATGATGCTGGTCTTCCTGCTTTCATGCAAATATACCGCCACAAACTCCTAAAAAAGGATTCATCTAGTGGAACAACAAGAGCAGAAGGTTTTGAAGGTGGTAGTTTTGGAAATCAAAGTGGAACGGTAATTTCATCTTCATATTATTGGGACAATACACCGATAGATACTGGTGACTTCATAGAGATAACCAAGGAAGAATACGATGCAGTTTTAAGTAATGTCGTGAGCCAGAAATATGTCACACAGCACCCAAACGTAATAAAAGTAAGTGAAGCTGAGAACCCACTTGTCTTCCCTGCAAAGAATAGTGTTCAGGTTGGCTCCTCCATCGTTAGTGCAATGGCAGCCAATACACGACCAATCAGCGAAGGTCAGTTTGGTGATGCTCCTCTCTATGCCTTTACAGATGAAGGTGTGTGGGTGCTGATGCTGGGCGATGAAGGAACCTATATTGCCCGACAGCCAGCCAATAGAGATATTTGCTCCAACCCGAAGGGCATTTTGCAGATTGATGATGCCGTTCTGTACCCTACCGAGCGAGGCATCATGATGCAGCGAGGGCGAGAATCTGAGAGCATTACCGATGTGCTGGATGATTATCCTTTCGATTTTCTATCCATTTATTCACATTCAACAAAGGATAAGACCTATCCGAATAAACTCCTTGCGCTAGGTAATATTCCTGAGTCAGATGTGAAATATGTCCGTTTCCGTAAGTATCTCGAAGAAGCTGGCATGATTTACGACTATTACGATAGCCGTATCATCGTGTTCAATCCGAATTATACTTATGCTTACGTTTACTCTTTGAAAAGCAATATGTGGGGAACCATGCACAATGTCTTCAACAAGCGAGTAAACATATATCCTGAGCCATTCGCTACAGACAAAGCAGGAAACATACTTGATGTGTACGTGAAGGAACCAACAGAAAATGTTCCATTCTTCCTTTGCAGCCGTCCTTTAACGCTTGGTCAGGATGCCTATAAGACCATGTTTGATTGCATCACAAGAGGATATTTAGGCAGCGTTCAGGCAGGAAAGTGTGGAATGGTTCTGTTCGGAAGTAATGATTTGGTTAATTGGTATTACGCTGGTTCTTCTGTTAATATGTATCTCAGAAACCTTGTTGGTTCTCCATACAAATATTTCAGGCTTGCGCTTATGGGCAGCCTTGCCCCAAAAGAATCTATCAGCGCACTATCTACAGAATTCCAAACAAGATTACAAAATAAACTCAGATAATTATGGCAGAATATACATTAACCGACTTCGATAAATACAAGGTTGAGCAAGGTGCATCCTTGGGAACGAAAATAGATGACAAGATAGTTCTATCCACATGTATCAACATTTATCCTTTAGGTACAAATATGTACATGGGATATGTGATATTCAACAACAACTTATACCGGTTGTTCTATTTCGACTCAGACGGAAATCTCTATAATCTGAATAAAACTAAAGTAGGTGTTGCCTATATTGTAGACTCCAACATCACAAAGACAACTGGAACGAAACTCGTCAGAGAAACCTCATCTGATGGAACATCAAATGCTCGCCCATTCCCTAGATACGGAATAGCTACCGCATCAGAGACAGGTGGAACAGAGGAAAGCGGAAAAGAAGAGGAAATCTTCTCCATCGCTACCCTACAGCCTAGAGAAGAAGTAGCCGCAAGTTGCTTGCAGTCTATGCTACAGAAGTATGAAAATCCGCTCAATATAGACAACACCAAGATTAAGCAACTTGTAAGCAAGTCATTCTTGTTTGCTCAGGAGTTCATCAATCAGGCAGTTCTGTATCGTGAGAAGGAGACAACATCGGCAACCGTTGAGAACAACAAGTACGCATCAGTTGATTCTGATTCACTTAGTAGCGATACCGATAAACTGCTCTACAACATAGCTACAGCTATCAACAACTTTATCGCTCAGGATAAGAATCAGTATGCCGACCGGCAGAAGAACGGATTGAAGCTGGCATCTACAGATGTTAATGTCAAGACCTTGCCTGAGAGTATCAATATTAATGCTGCTGTTACTGGTTCGGTAACTACCAAGCAGGAGTCCACGTCTAGTGGAACATAAACTTAGATAAATATTAAGTTTGTCATTCAATACAATAAAGGGTAGCAGTCCGTGATGGATAGCTACCCTTGCTTTATCTAGTCTTAAACGACTAACCTAAAATGGATGCAACCTGATTCTTGCTCTAACAGCCGAGCGGTTGCTTGCATCCTTAATCTTCTGTTTTTTATCCTCAGCGAGTGCCCAGAATCTATCAGCACCATCAGGAAACACAATCATTAACCATTCGTAAAGGCATTGGTTCACGATGTAGTCATGCAAGTAGACGGTCATGGTATGTACACTTGTTTTCGAGAAACCTTGCGGCATCCTCATCGCCAAGTAATAGGCATCCTCCTCGTTGGTAGGCGAGCCTATGCACTCTTCCCATTCGTTGGAATCAAAGCCGCCACCAAGCATTTCCACCTTGGTGAAGCGGAAAAGCATTTCTCTGCAATCCTCTACTGCTGAGTCTAGAATCCTTGCTAACTTATCTCTGTTTCCTTCCTCTGACACATCAAACACATTCTTTAATTGTTTGGCATCTATACCTTTCTGCTTGGAATAAGAGTCAGCAAAAGAAAAAGCAGTATTCTTGATGTCATATACCAACTCATTCTTTTCCAACTCTATCATCACTTTATATCCTTTATTACAATACCTCATATCCTATCCTCCTATCTCGTTGGTCTTTTACGTGTATAAATGATTGCGTCAATTTTTAGCAGCAAAACGTTTGCCTTGGAGAGATAGTCTTCTACCTTATCCTTATAGACTACTGAGCACCATTCTGCTACTATTTTGTTGACTACATAACTAAAAACCGTTGATTCTAAGGTCTTAAATAAACTCTCATTAAAAAGGCTGCTTACTCTCAGACCAAAGACCTCGTTGCTGCCTGATTCACACTTCTGCCATCCAAGAATACTCTCCAAGGCTACGGAAACATCATCAATGGAATCTTCCCAAAAGCCTTCCAGCATTTCTCTATCAGCTTCCGTCACAAACACTTGGTCATACAGACTTTTCCCGTTTTTATCCAAGTTCTTTCCTCCTAAGTAGGCAGTAGTCTTTGCCACCTCCTCATAGATGTCACTTTTCGTGATTGTTAATGTGAAATTTGCCATTCTTTATCTTTTTATAGAGTTTATAACCTAATACGATTAACAGCATGCAGAGTGCTCCAAAAGACCATACTGCATACTTCAACTGAAACTGCTCCCACTTGGAGAGTTGTTTTTCAACTGGATAGGGAACCCTGATGGTATCTGACCTTGCGATAAATCGGAAATCCATATCCTGCTTATTCTCCAAGTTCATCTTCTCCAGTTTGAAGAAATCATAGATATATTCCCAATGCCATCGCTCTACGAAGATGGTATCTCCCTCTTTCCTTGTTGCCACACTATCCATTACATAGATGCTGTCACGCTTAACGATAGAATCCCACCTCAGGACGTTCTGTTTTGTTTCAGACGTGAAACTATCAGTTTCATAGTGTGAAACTTCTGGTTTCATAGTGTGGAACGAAGACTTGCATCCCGACAGAAAAAATGCCACCAGCAAGATGCCAATCACGTAGAGTGCCACTTGCCAAAAATCAGTATCGTACCATTTTACTTTCATAGGCTAAACATTAAAGACCTTCTTTGCTCTTGTAAGGAACTTCCGTCTTGATTCCAAACCGTTGGTTCCACCATTGATTGTTTTGGTAATAGCAAGGAAACTATCACTATCAGCAAGTTTGTTCAGGTCATGTTTCCACCACCACCACATAGCACTCTTCGTTGCTCCTAGCGGAAGCTCCAGCAACTGAGGGCTCTCCATGATGTCACCAGTACAATATTTGCTGTTCTGATAAGCCTGATAGTTGGCTCTGCCAGTAATCTGAATCAAGCCCCTGCCACGATACTTGTAGCCATCGCCATCTTTCAGGTTGCCGAGCATATTTTTCAACTTGCCCACATCATACCTGTGGAAGTAGTACTTGTTGCCGAGTTCCTTGGTATATCTCAGTTCACCACTCTCATGTGCAATCTGAGCCAAGAAGTGAGCCATACGCTTAGGGGTATCAATATGGAACACCTCTGCATAGCCATTGATATAAGGTAGGAACGCATCCACCTTATCCTTGGCATTCGGCATAATCTCCAAAATCTGTTCTCTTGTTACCTTCATATTACTTGCCCTCCTTCACTTGTTTCAGCATACTTGCGAGTTCATCCTTCACCTTGCTCTCAAAGTTGCCTAGTTTTGTCTTGAAATAAATGTTCACCCCGAATATTGCTCCAGAGTAAACCAACGCTTGGCTGATGTACCAGAGCACACCATCCGAAATAATATAGTTGTTCAGAAAGAATGATAGGAAGGCGAGGACGATGCCGCTCACTACCATTCCAATGGCTGTACCATATTGCAATCCTTCACGCACGTTTGGAGTCATAACTTATCTTTTTATACTATTAACATTAATAATATGCAAAGATAAGAAATGATTCCCAATTAGTTACTTTATCCGTTTATTGTGTGCCATATTTTGCTGGTAGGATGCAAGCAGTCAGGGTCTTGCAGATACTCGATAGCCATCAAAACCACCATTTCCTTCAACTCATCAGCATCTTTGCTATATCGCTCCAGCATCACATGATGGTCACTTCTCATCAGGTTCATAGTCACAGCCAAATCATGGATGGTATAGTCAGAAATATCATCCTGATGCTTGTCAAAGGCTTCTCTTATCTCATCATCCGAGAAGAAAGGAGCCGTATGCTTGTTTCCGTCCGCATCCTCATACCACATCTTGCTGATAGCATCATCGGCAAAGTGCTTATCAAAATGCTCTTCGCTCAACACACCATACACCATCGCACAAAGATGATGTTCCTCCACATCGCTCAACTTGCATGAGAGATACTTGCCGACTGCCTTAGCTATAGCCAACATCTGTTCAGGAGCCATTTCCTGCTGATACTTTTCTACAAACTCTACGAAATTCATACCTATATAATTTAAAAGTTTATGATGCTGCAAAGATAGGCAAATCTTAAACGCAGCACCATAAACTCGTAGATATTTCTGTAGCTATCTGAATATCAGACAAATACAGTTACGATAAAAACACCTCCTTTCTTTATTCGTCCTTAAATTTAGTTCTCTTTTCTCCACCCCTCGTCCAGATGTCGTTTTTCTTGCGTTTCGCCACCTTTCCGATAACGTCATTCTCGTAAAGTTCGGGCTTATTCTCCCTACCTTGGGTCTCTGAAGCAACACCACCATTCGGGTTGCCACCTTGGCTGGCATCAGGTTTCCCATTGCCATACCATTCCTTGTCACTTGGTTTGTCTGCAATCATAACTATAAACAATTAACTATTAACTATAAACTAAGCAGCAAGCGGTGGGTTCTGCCCGTCAGGACTCACCCCCTGACCGCTCATCATCTGCTGCAACATAGCCTGAGCCTTCGGATTGCTCTGTGATGCCTGAGCAACTTGGGCTTGAAGCTGAGGAGAGAATCCTTGTGGAGTCTCACCATTCTGAATGGCTTGCTGGTTGGATGCAACCGATTGCAGCAACTCCTCTCCAAATGGGAAATCTCCTACTTGCAGCAACTGCTCCAGCGTGATAGCCTGATTCTGCCACAAGGTCATAAGGAACTCATTCGCCATCTGCCTGTATACAGGAGTAGCTGTACTTTCCGTGATGTTGATGTCAAACTCCACGTCTCTAATCTTCTTAGGGTCGTAGTGTACAATCTGTCCTGCCCTACCAACAATATTGAAGTTGCGAGCCACATCGTAGTACTGCTGCATATTCTTCACGGTCTTGTAAGCACCATCAATGATAAACTGGCTGAAAGTCTCCAAAATATCAAGCAGCGACATGGTAGCATTCTGTGTCTGCTGAGCATAAAGCGAACCGCTCGTACCTGATAGTCCTGGTTTTCCTTGCAGCGCACCATTCACTCCCGATATATCCTCGAAGAACTTCAACTGATAGCTGAGCAAATCACCGATACCGATGTTCGTAGAGTTATTCGCTACTTGCTGAGGAACCTGACCGCTCTTGTTTGGCTTGTATCTCACCACACCATTGAATCTACTCCACTCATCGCAGAAATCATCCCAACTCATATCATCAGGCAGACAATCCTCAGGACAGAGCAGCACACCCTTGGCACTCGCCCTCATAATGAAGTCATACATCGTAATAAGTCGGTTCACGTATCTCTGCTGGTCAATCACGTCTTCCACGAAGCTGTGAATCTCGCCATCAATAAACGGATAGAACTTAAAGCAGTACGGATGCTCACCATGAGCATAAGGGGTCTCGCCTTCTCTCAGAATATCACCGAAAGGAGAAAGGTAGTAGAAATGCCAGTAATCATCCATAAACCACTCGGCATCAATCAGAGGAATATCCTCTTCCAGCATACCAGCAGCCATACCTCGCCTGATTCTGTCTCTGTTCTCTGCATCTACAATATCAGCCTTATCCTCAATATCAATCTTGAAATCATCGCCATTGTTGTAGTCGTGGCATCGGTATCTTGGCTTACTCTCCTTTCGCCAAACCTCAATCACTCGACAGAGCGAAGGGTTGGCAGGATTCATAAAGTCGATGGTCTTAGGGTCGAACTCACCGAATCGCTGGGTGCAGTCTGCAATCACGAAATCTCGGTTAGCCGCCAACCGGTATATCTCCTTCAACTTACGAGCCTCAGCAGGAGACTTGGCAAACTCTCTCAGCACGTTGCCGATGCTAATGTCATGCACCTCACCCAAGCAACTCACGTCCCAACCACGGAAATCCATCATATTGTTGTCTATGAAGAAATTGTTCGGGTTTACGTAGTCCGTCCAGCAATCCAACCTACCTCTTCGCCATCCATACTTTTTCTTATAGATAGCAGCACCGCTTATCAGGAACTCTTCCATGGTTCGGGCATCCAGTTCCGTCTCTCGGTTCAGTTGTCGGTTACATTGCAGCACCACGCTCATGGTCTCACCATATCGCTTTTCATCCTTATCTCTAGCGTTACATGTTGGTTCCTTGCTCTGAGAGCGATACACACCCAGCACATTCTTCACCAATCTACGGATAAGGTTGTTCTTCAATGGTTCGCTACCCTGCTCACGAATATAGTCTTCCTCCCTGATACGCTTGGTAAAGCCACACTTGCTTTTGAACTCAATGGTATCGCCCCACTGGTCTCCATAGCAGTATCGCTTGTTTCTCAGTCTTCGCTTTCGGAAGTTATCCATGTTGTTGTAGTATCGTTGAGCCTCTAGCAATATAGAGAAGGCACGCTCGTATGGCTTGTCAAATCGGTTCTTGGATGCCTTCACGCTATCCAGTTCTTCCTTGTCAAGTACCCTACTCAACGATAGCAGTTTGGTTTCTTCTTTCTTCTTTGCCATAATTTATGATGTTGTAGGTTCAACAATATGTGCCAACTTTCTAGCCACTCCAAGGAATCCGCTTGCAGTATCGGTATCGCCAAGGCTGTTACAAGTGAGATAGCCAGCCATGTATAAGATGGCATCTTTCAGGACGGAAGGCAGACTGATTTTCTGTTCGGTAGTGATAGATGGAACCTGAACATAGATGAATGCCAATGTAGCATCCTGCTTTTTACTAGTATATAGTTCGATACTCTTGCCGTTAGCCGTATGCACGATAGCCGCAATCGGTCGCTCAGGATTTCCCCTAACTCCATATTTGCAGTTCTGATACTTGTAGGCATCATCACTCTCTGAAATGATTTCGGCAGGACGGTTCCAGCCTTCTGCCTTCACAGAAAGGATTCTCAGCATATCGGTAGGCAAAACCATCTTACCCACGTAATAGCCGTTGCTATCCGTCCACGTTACAGCATTCGTACACGCAGTACCTTCCACCATATCCTCAGGAGCATCCGAAAGAATGATTCTTGCTGCATCTACGATTTTACTCTCAATAAGTTCTGCTTGCGAGAGTGTATCAGAATCGTCAGGAGCCAGCAAGCCAGCAGACTCTTGGTTTCTATCCAAGAGCACCTTCACCTCTTTCACTAAATCAGATACAGCATATTCTACCATTACTCTAAACCTTCTAGTTCAACACCCTTTTCTTTAGCAATCGCCAAGATGTCTTCCTTGGTCTTCATCTTGGAACGGCTCACACCGAAGGTCTCAGCCAGATAGTCCTTGGCATCCTCAACGTCTGTCACGACATGAGTCTTCTTCTCGTCAGCCACCTTCTTCTTTGCCTTGGCAGCAGCCTTCTTCTTGGCTTCCGCAGTTTCCTTCTTCTCGTCAATACTCTCCACCAAGAAGAACTTGTCGTTGAACCAATAATGAGACTCGATAGCCTTCTGTACCTTTGGGTCTCTTGTCATATAGACACTACTGCCCGTGCTCTTACCCTCAAAGTTAATGCGCATCCGCTCGCTACCTACCATAACGCTGAATGCCAAATCAGTACCAGCTTGATATTTATTAAACATGATTATACCTTATTATATATGTGTTACTAAAAAAGGGATGGGGCTAGTGCCCACACCCCTCACTATTTAATGAATAATTTGCAATTCTGCTTGCTGTTAGGCATTAGCCTTGGTTCCCTCTGTACCAGAAGTGCCATCTGTAGCAGGAACCGCAGCAAGGCGCATACGAGCATGTGCCTTAGGGTACTTCAAGTACAGACAAGCTACCTCCTGAATAACTACTGCATCGGTGTTACGGATGCCAGCCGCCTTCAAATCGAGAACGTTTCGTGTCCAAGACAAGTGTACTCGCTTAACCAAGAACTCAGGGTCAAGGGCAAAGCCACAGTCACTCATACCGAAGAGGTCAAACAACTCAGAGTGAATCATCAGCACCTCACCGAAGTCAGTCTCCCAACTCTTGAACTTCAACTTCCAAATATCAACGGTGTCCTTCAAACGGAACTTGTCGGAATCAATCTTACTGAATGCGCTCACGAAGTCAGAACCAGCGATAATTACCTTGCGCTTGTTGCCGATACCAGTACCAACAAACAAATCTTTGGAAATGTCAACCAACTCCAAGTCGGTAATCACTCGCTCATTCTTGTTGTAGCCCTTCTTAATATCATCAGCAGTAGCAACATGACCTACCTCAATATCCTTACCAGCCATCCACCAGATACCCTTGGTAAACCACTGGGCAGAACCATCCTTGATTTCGTGCTTGATGCAAGCCATATCACCGAAGAGATAAGTACCTTCCATAGCAAGACGCATATCATAGATGCTATCCTCCTCGATGTCAGAGAAATCCCAATCCACTCGCTTAGCAGCTATCTTGTCGAAAGTGGTCTGCTCGACCTGAATCATGAAGTTCTGACAATACTGAACCTCATTAGAAGGAAGGTTGTTGAAACGACCCGTCTGAACGTCCATTTCACCACAACTCTTAGCCATACGGATGAGCTTCTGACCCTTCTGCAAGGCTGGAATACCGATAGCCTGCTTATTGACCAACTTACCATTTACAGCATACACAATCGGATAACCTTCTGTGTCTTTACCGCAAACGCAGAGTTCCAAATCAGGAGTAGGAGCATCATTAATGTTAGAATATTCAACACCCTTATAGTTGGTAATCGCATTCACACCTACCACTCGGATGGTATCATCCAGCGTAAACATGGTAGGGTCTTCTACCTTCAATACCATAGATGTACCAGTACTCTCCTCCGTTTTTTCCTTCACGGTTGTCTTGATAGGGCGTGTACCGATACTCCAATACTCAACTACAAACGAGTTGGCAGACTTGGTTGTCGCATAGCGTGAAATCTGGTCAACTGGAGTAGCCATCGGGCGAATCTTGGTAATCTTCTCATCAATGTCGTTCAGGTAATACTCCGTGCCATTCTCGTTAAAATGCTCACGTCCCTGAGTCTCGCTCTTGATACCTTCACTCTGTCGAGCAGCACCGCCATTGCCAGCCTTACCAGCAACAGGAGCACCACCAGCCTCATCAGCAGAACCACTCTCGGTACTACCGCCATCAGGCAGATTTGCCGCCTCAGCCATGATAACCTGACCATTCACTCCAAAAATAACTGCCATTACCATAATAAAGATGGAAAACAGCCGATTAAATGTACTTTTCTTCATTGTTATTCTGAATATTAATTAAACATTATATATTATCTTTTCACCTTGTCGAATTATCGAATGTGTGTTCTCTTCTCGTTGCCACGCTCCCAGACGTTACCCCTTCGTGATACCCTGCCCACAGCACCAAGGTCAGGCTGGTTATCCGTCTGCTTGGTCTCTGCATTGGCTGAATCAAGGTCAGCAGTACCATCGCCCTTCTTTCTCAGTTCAAGGTTCTTGACGTGCTTGCTGTTCTTGCCACGAACTTCACCCTCATGGGCAGCATCAGCCACATCAGTATCATGGTTCTTTGCCTTGATGAAAGCAGTAATCATTTCCTCAGTAAACTTGCCAGTCACCACATTGCGCATTGTCTGAAAACACTGGTCGATGGCATCGTTCACAGCTTCCTCGCCATACTTCTCCTCCAACTTGTCGAACACCTCATAGCTGGAAGGCATGTTCTTGTCATACTCCTCCTGCAATTTCTTGCCGTTGGCAGCATTCTGCAAGAACTCCGACTGAGCCGATGCAATCTCATCCGCATTGTCAGGGTCAGAGTAGTAGTCAATGGCATCCTCGCCATGTGTACGAATCAACTCAGCGTAAGGACTCCTACCTGCCTTCATTGCTTGTAGGAAGGTAGCTGCCTCAGGGTCACTGCCCAACCAGTCACCCATCGCCTTCTCATTATCCTTATAACCCTGCAAAGCCTTCTGGTCGGCATCATAATCATCATTGATGGCTCCATACATAGCTTCATCATCCGCATACTCCGTATCAGGATGGCGGGTCTTCAAACGCTCCAAAGCCAAGTCTCTCTTGGTCTTGGTATCTTGCTGTTTTGCAGCACCAGCATTCTGCTCAATATTTGTATTATCGTCCATATATATATGTGTATATTTATAAATCAATGCCCAAAATTAATGCTTTTTTCCGATTTTCATCTTTTATCCGTTAATTTAGTCTAATCGGATGCGACTTATTCAATACTTTTTTGTATATTTGCAGGGTCAGATATGAAATATAAGGATTCACGATGCTATTTTATAGAGGAACGTGATGCTGATTTATTGAGGGCTTACAAAGAAATTATTAATGTAAGAGACAATATCAGACTCTCAGAGATTGAGGAAAAGCTAGCCCAATCTCCGAGCAGAAGATTTTGGGTTTCAGAAGACCGTGCTTATATAGTCATATTGGACTTACTGAAAGGAAAACCTCTTGATAACATGATACCTACCCGAAAGGAAATGTATCAGGAGATTTTCAGACGATTCCAGATTCATAAGAGTAATGAGCCATATCTCAGTAATATGGATATTATCAAACGTGTATGTGCTGAAAAAGCACCCAGTTTCTATTTGACTCCTCAAAGCATACACGTAATTCTTAGCAGGGTGAGAAAGGAGGAGAAGCAAAGATGCTACGAGAGACGAAAGAGAAGATTGCGCTTTATGCTGGGTACATTATAATAATGTGTATCACTTTTCTTGGATATGATGGCATGGGTCTTTTTGACGATTGTTCTATTCAGAACCGACTAAGTTACCCTTTCTTTCATCAGAATATCTTTCATGCTGCCATCAACCTTTATGTTTTCCATCAATGCTACCGAGCCATCCCTTGTGGCATCGGTCACTTGGTGGCATTCTATCTCATAGCCATCAGCTATCCCTTCACCTCATCCGTTCCAATCATCGGTCTTAGCGGCTTTATCTATGCTTACATGGGCTTTATCGCCCCATACGTGGAGAATAAGGTAAGATACAATCTCACCATTCTCCTATATATCTGTGTTGGAATCTTCTTCCCTTGCATGGCAGTTGGAGTCCACATCTATTGCTATGTACTTGGTCTGTTGTGGGGTTATCTAAATGCACCGCTATGCCAAGACAAGTAACCGCCAAACTGACTGATGCTGTAGATAAACATGTGCTTGGCATCCTGAAAGAGAACGAGAAACGAATCAAGGAAATCAACACACCATTCAATCCTATCAAGGGTGAAGGTTGTGGAGATAAGCGATTCCTGCTCTTCCTTCCTGATTTCCCAATTCAGAGACAGCAGCTTCCAGTTTCCATGAAGAAGATTCCGCTCGTCAAGATGCTCATCGAGTTTGGTAGTTGCAAGGCAGTAATCGAGGAACTGCACAAGGATATAGACGAGCCATACAACCTAGAAGAGGAAATAGAACAACTGGTAGAGCAGTTCACTCGCATCAGGATGAAACACGACCCTTTCTTCTTCTTTGCCACATTCATCTATATCAAACCGAAAGGTGGAGGTCTCCCCTTCCGTTTTGTGCTCAGAAGACCGCAGCGCAGACTGCTCAGGTGGCTGGAGGAGCGAAGAAAGAAAAATCGCCCTATCCGTCTCATCCTGCTGAAAGCCCGACAATGGGGAGGTTCTACGGTCATTCAGATGTACTTTCTCTGGCTGCAACTCATGTGGCAGAAGGGACTCAACTCGCTCATCGTGGCTCAGGTCAAGGACACAGCAGAGACCATTCGAGGTATGTTCGAGGAAGCTCTGAAAAACTTCCCTACCAAGTTCCTCTACGAAATGGGAGAAGCGTTCTCTGAGAACGAACCGAAGTTTGTTGGAGTGGGAGCATCAGGTAATGTAAAGAAGGTTCCTCAGCGATTCTGCAAGATTAAGGTGGGTTCCATGGAACGACCGTTGTCAGCCAATGGTGAAGACTACAACTTGGTTCACCTTTCCGAGGTTGGTTTGTGGAAAAAGACGGATGGTAAATCTCCTGAGGAGGTGGTACAGAATGCTACCAATGGTATCTTGTATCGACCATACACGATGATTGCCTATGAATCAACCGCCAATGGTACTGGCAACTTCTTCCACAAGGAGTGGCTTGCAGCAGTCAAGGGCGAATCTCAGTTTGAACCATTCTTTGTGCCTTGGTACGAGATATACGATATGTATCATCTGGAATTTGAAAGCAAGAAACAGAAGGTAGAGTTCGCTAAATGGTTATACGAGAACCGCAACAATACCAACACGATGTCCGACCGAGAGGAGCCATGTACCTATCTTTGGAAGTTATGGACACTGGGTGCTCCACTCGAAGCCATTAACTGGTATATTGCCGAGCGCAGGAAGTTCACCGACCATGCCGATATGGCTGCTGGCTACCCTACCGATGATATTGAAGCATTCAAGCATTCAGGAGCCAAGGTGTTTGCCGAAGACAAGGTTGACAAGTTCCGCAAGGGATGCCGAGCACCTAAGTTCATCGGTGATGTTTATGGTGATGGTTACAAGGGCAAGAAGTGTATGCAGAATGTTCGGTTCTGTGAAGACAAGCAGGGTCAGTTGTGGATATGGAGCAAGCCCGAGACCTTTGATGATTGCAAGGTGATAAACCGCTATCTGGTCGTAGTGGATATTGGTGGACGTAGCAAGAATGCCGACTGGTCTGTTATCTGTGTCTTCGACCGCTATTGGATGATGGAAGGTGGCAAGCCGTATGTGGTAGCCCAATGGTATGGGCATATTGATATGGACTTACTGGCATGGAAGGCGGCTCAGATAGCCAAATACTACAACGATGCTTTGTTGGTGATTGAATCCAATACCTTGGAGACGAAAGACAAGGAGCACATCTTGGAAGGTGGTGACCAGTCTGAGTTCATCCTGAATCAAATTAAAGATGTATACGACAATCTCTATGCACGCAAACAGAGCGAATCAGACATCAAGAATAAGGTTCCAGTGAAGTACGGATTCCATACCAACGTGGCAACCAAGCCAATGGTTATCTCAGTATTGGTTCAGGTTATCCGTGAACAACTCTATGTAGAGCGAGACGATAGATGCTTAGATGAATATCTAACCTACGAGAAGAACGGAACCATATACGAGGCAGCAGACGGAAAGCACGATGATTTGCTCATGACCAGAGCCATCGGACTCCACATCTGTTTCAACGAAATGGAAATGCCAAAGATGATTTCCATTCAGGCAAGAGTAATGAGAAGAAAGGTTTCTGTTTCGGCAGCAACCATCATATAGTTTCAAACATTAATAATTACGATTATGAAAGTAACAAAGATTTTCAAGCGCATCAAGTGCGAAATCATGTACCGCCAAGCTACGGCTAAGGCAGACTACGCATCCAAGAAGAACAATGGTGAAATCTTCTACGTCCTTCCTACGCAGAAGGGCAACCTCATGATTATGAACCGCTCACTTTTCGAGGCATTCAAGAAAACCAAACTGGTAGACAGCGACATGAAGGTCAGAGACCTCTTTAAGGATTGCGTATACCATACCAACTGCAAAAGCAAGAAAGGAAAGCGCAGCCGTAAGCGCAAATTCCTACGATGGAAAGGCTTAATCTAATTTTTTTCTTCCATAAATAAATGGATAAAAGATAGGTAGAGAAAATTCTGCCTATCTTTGTCTATTATTAATAATGTATACGTATATGGATATTTATAAGATTGTTAAAGGCAACAGCTTCGACCTTTTCATCAAGCTACAGAAAGCCTACATCAGCAAGAATAAGCAGATGTTGGAAGATATTGACGTAGCTGCCATCAGTAATCTAGAAGTACACCTTACTGATGCCTTTGGAGAGTGTGTAGCAAAAATGCCTTTTGTTCAGAGCGGAACAAATAATAGTGAAGTAGAACCAAGTGATATATGTGTCAAGTTCCCACCATTTCTAGAGGAAGGACTATATGGCATTACCATTCGTGGCAAGTACAACGGAAACGACATCTGTAGCATTGAGCACCGCCTTTTCCGTATCGTGGAGCGCAATGGAAAGTCACATATTCCTCTCGGTATCGTAGAGGGTGAAATGGGAGGTATGTACAATGCGAAGTACTGGATAGAACTGAACACAAAAGAAGATGTCATTTTCTCTTACTATGGTGCTTTATCTACAACAGACCCTAACAAGGTTAATGTCGAATACTTACAACAATTCTCAGGTGTTCTCTCTGGACAGACAATAACCATCAGTACAACCGAAAATGAAGACATCATCTGGGTAGTATCATCTGTTCCTCTCACATTCCTTCAAGGTGGTTTGCCATTGGAAATGCAGCAGAGTAAGATAGGAGAACTATACTATTATCATTCCGATGAATTGATTTCAGGCGATTCCACAATAACGATTATATAACATAAAATAATATAAATATGTCAGAACAAAGATACAACGAAACACTCGTTTCAGGTCGAAAAGATGGTAAGTTGGCTAATTCCGACAACATCTTCGATAAGGACAGAAGAAAGATGCAGTCAGACATCAATAAAGAAATGAAGACTCGCACCGACAATTCCTTTAATTCCTTAAAACAAACCGAGCAAAGTGCAGAGGATGGTGGCGAGAATGTTATCACTCTAACCCGTCATGATGGTACGTCCGAGCAAGTTAAGTTCTACAATGGTAGCAAAGGTAGCAAAGGTGATAAGGGTGACAAAGGTGATAAGGGTGACAAAGGTGAAGTTGGTATGCAGGGAAACAGCGGTGTAGCCGATGCGAGCAACAAGACCTTAGTCAATGATGCTATAACTGGTGGAGAGACCGACTTCCTCTCAGCCGAAGTAGGCAAGCTAGGCATCCTAACCTACGACTGCTCAAAAGGTGGAACCGTAACCCATACTACTCTCAAAGATGCCATCAACTCTGTTCCTACCACATTCCAGAAGGTAGGTTTAACTATCACCTACAAATCAGGTAATACCATCTGTCGCTATACTTTAAAGGCAAATACATGGTCAGCAGCCCCAGCAAACTGGTTTTCTGTAGAAGATAAACTCAGCGACTTATTAAGTACAATAGACAAAGAATCAGAGTTAGGAGTAACACAACATTTTGTAAAAGATGATTTTACAACGAAAGTAGAAGTTAAGGAAACTAACTTTTTCTATCCTAATGATGTCATTAAACTCATTTGTACTAACAAGTCTTCTTTAGATTCTTGGTTTTCTGTTGGCACATTTGGCACAGATGATTCTGAATCAGAAATTCAATCTAAGGAAATAAAAGCAGGAGAATCACTTATTATAGATAGAACTGAGCAATATTCAGGTAATGGATATTGGTGCAAATCTATTGGTAATGCAAAAGGAAAGTTTGAAGTATATCGTACAGACCCCAAAGTAACAAAGAATACTAAAGAACTTGCCAAGAAGTTCGACAAAAACAGCGTTGTCCAAGAGTCTGGAGAATCCGAGGAACTTGTTATGTCTCAGAAGGCGGTGAGTGGCTATATTGCTAAAGTTTCAAAAGATGTATCAAACTTAAAGAGTTCTGTTGTTAATGAGCAAAAAATATCATTTTTATCTTCTGAAAAAGCAGCAGTTCCAAGTGTAGCAAATCAAGCTACAATCTTGCAATTTTCGCCTATTGCAAATTTCAATGGTAAAAAATTAACATTTGAGATTACACCAGATGGAATTGTTAATCAAGAAAATGTAAAGCTTTATTTTGCACTGAATGGACAGAACACTAAAAAGATAGCAGAGCTAGGCAGCGTGTCAGGAACAGAGAAAAAGACATACTCTGTTGAATGTAATTTGGATTTCAAGTTTAATCAGATATGGATATATCCTACAACAAATGGGACTTCTGGTAATATCAAGATTGACTGTAGTTATATAAGTGAAACCTCTCTCAAATCTGATGTTGATACACTCAAATCTGATGTTGATACACTCAAATCTGATGTTGATACACTCAAATCTGATGT